ATGTTACCCTGACGGAAGCCGAGGCGGACAACCGCTAACCTCTGTTCCCTATCAGGAAGCAATTAAGCACAAAGACATGGTGTATGACGAGGTTGATATTTGTGAATGGACAGGGCATGGCGGGAGCTGCGGTGTTTAAGCGACATCGCACAGATGTAGAGACGTGTCTTTGTGGGCAGTGCGTGTATAATCGAAACTATCGCGAGGGTCAGCCGCAAGGATGACCACTATTGCCTGCAATAAGAACAGCATTGCGTGTGACCTACAAATTAGTTGGGATTCAGGATATAAATTTCGTACAACAACCAAGGTGTTTGGTATTGATGCGACAGACCTTATCCCTGAGCCATTCTATGTGGGCTATGCAGGGCAGCTAGACCTAGCGTATGAAGTAATTGAGTGGCTACGCAATCCGGACACTGTGAAGCGTCCTAAGCGTAGCTGTCAGATGCTCATCCTAACAGAACGAGGTAAGATTATTACCTTTGCTAAGAACCCCAATCCTGCTACTTGGATTACAGTGAACGAGCCTTTCTTCTCCATTGGAAGTGGAAGCAACTTCGCTCAAGCAAGCATGTTAGCTGGCCTGTCTCCTAAAGAGGCTGTGCTAGCAGCAAGCAAGCTAGACATCAACACAGGTATGGGCGTTAAGGAATACGTGCTATAAAAGAAAAGGCCCCAAGGAGCAATCCAAGGGGCCTTTCTCATTTGGGAATTGTAAAATCTATCGGTCTGCTAAAGGTCTTTTCCTTCTTGACATTCTCTCTAGACAGGATGGCATCAAACAAACTGCCAGGACGGCCCCCATAACGCTGCACTAACTCAGAGTTGGGAGCACTCCTGCTGTGATACCACCAGTCCTTATCGAAGTCCATAGTGTCCTGCACCCTAAGCTTGTCCCCCTCATCATACATATTGAAATTACCAAGAGTTGTTTTCATGGCATATGCAGGATCAGTGAGGCTGCGATAGGCAGCAGTTAGCCAGTTGTCATCAATGTGAATGTCTTGTCGGGCATCCTTTGCTTTGATAGGAAAGTCTTCATAGGATAGGCTATGCTTGTTAGGATTCTTAGAATAGGAGTCAACCATTTTCTGCCTATCCATTGCATATTCCTCGTAAGGCACAGGCTGGCTACTGTAAGTAACCTTGTCCTTACCCCACACAGCATTAGGATTGTCTGGTCGATTCTCCCTATGAGGCTGTCGTGCATACTCATCGCGTGTCATTGTCTCAGCAGCAATGTTAGCGGGCTGTGCCTCGTTGTATGCCTTCTTTTTAAGAAACATCTCACGAAGCATTCCCTGTTGCTCAGGACTAAAGTAGTCTGCTGTAATGGGAGCATTTCCCTTGCCCCCGAACATCCCTTCTAACAGCGACCTAGCATTGACAGGCAGCTTTTGAAATAGGTCGTTTAGTTCCATCAAATCACCTTACATGCTAAGGCATATAGCCTGTCTCTGTCTTTCTTCCCATTCAATCCGCCATTGATCCTACGGGTAATGGCATCAAACTGTCCGAGGTCAGCCAATGCGTTTAAGTTATTTTTGTACCAGAACCAACCCGCACTACGAGCAGCAAGAACTGGAGTTTCTAGCAACTCTGGATTGTCAAGAACCGGCATGCCAAGTGCTTGTTCGAGAAGCGTATAATTATGCCGACCGGTTAATTGGATTAAACCCCGACCTTTGTAACGTACACCATCTCCAGGTTCAGTGTTACCAAGACTTGTTCGATTCTCATAGGCTTCGCCTGATGCTAGCTCTTTCACATATCGAAGCTCCGCACTCTCATGTCCAATCTGTGCAAGGAACATCCGAATCCGTTGAGGATTGTCTATCTCAAATTCTTGCATGGCTTGGTTTAAGGGTTCAAGGAATCGCGCCACCCGTGAGAGAGGCGCGAATTGATAGATGGCTTTCAGTTGGTTAACGGTTATAGTTGTCATACCTGTTGATGGAGCTTAGGCTGTCAGTGGGAATACCCTCAAGACGCTTCTGCCGTGGGAGGTTGCGCTTCATCTGTACATCTAGGATGTGATTGATGAAGTTCTGTGGATTGCCTCCCTTGGCAACATATTTGTCTCGATAGTGGTCCAACACTTCCTTGTTCCAATGTCCTGTATTAATTTCCTGTTCAACCTGAGTTAGAATGCCTCGCTGTGCGTCTTGAGCAGCTTTACCACGTTCCATCTGGAAGTATTGCCGTTCACCCTGCTTCGCTAGAGGCAGACTAGTTAAGCCCCATTCCTTTAGTTGTTGATCACGCTCTGTACGTGGATTGCCTAGTTGGCCCTGACGGTTCATAACTGCAGGGCCTTCTGTGCTTTCACGCATCTTAAGACGTTGTTCAACAGCACCCTTAGCAAAGTTTGGAGTACCTGATACAGCGAGGTTCTTCCACATCTGCGGATTGCTTGGATTGGTTGCAACATCCTTAATAGAACCAGCAAGATCACCATACATATTTGCATATGGAGAAATCATTTCAGGAATGCTGTCAGGCACTAGGTTGGCTGCCGACAGACGACTAGAGAAGTTAATCCCAGTCTCTGCTGACAGAGCGCCATACTGCACCCAGTCCTTAGAGTTTTCCAATGCTAGCTCTTGAATGTTCTTAGGCTCCTTACCAAACCAGTTGGTCACCATCTGCACGAAGGCATCTAGTTCCTGATATCCAGGCATACCCTTAACACCCATTAATGCTGCACCCACAGCAGCAGAATAAGCAGCAGGAGCCCACCCACCCTTGAGAGGGTTGGTAGTTAGTGCGTCCTTAATAAGCTTACCTTGCTGTCCTAGCATGCCATGCTTAAAGGTTGCAAGTGAACCAGCAAGCTGACCCACAGCACCTAGACGCTGATACATCATTGGACGTTCTGCATGGGCATAGTCAATCATGCCTGCTTGGGTGATGGTGTAAGCCACATCAAAGATTTCTTCCTTAGGAAGCTTACCCTTCTTCACGGCGTCTTCCAGCATGTTTACAGCTGTGTAGAACATCGTTGAACGTGTAGTGTTTTCAGCTACACTTCGCACAGCATCCACTGACTTGTCAAACGCACGACCGCCCCGACTTTGTGCAAGTTGGTTTACGTCTTGGAATTCAGAGAACTGGTTGATACCACGCTTCTTAGCTTCTGCCACAGCCTCTTTCATTAGCGGAGAGAGGTTGTTGTTCATATCAAGATGCGCAGCAGCAATGTCAGGGCTCTGCAAGAGAGTCTTACCAAAGCCCTTCATTGGATCGATGAACTGATTCAAACCAGCTAGCCGAGCAGAACGCATTAGTTCTGGCACTGCCATCTGGATAAGCTGCACACCCTGTAGGGCTGCAAATGGAAGGTTTACGAAACCCATTGCCCATTGACCAGCACGCTTGTTGCCTTGCTGGATAATGAAACGTGGCACTGACGGGCCTACACGAAGGATATGTTTGCCAGGAGCATCCATAAGCTTGTTTAGAGCATCACCAATGGTTCCGACATTGCTGCCGGTAACGTTCTGCATATATTGAGCCGCAAACTTCTTAGCCCGTGGCATATTCTCTAGTGAAGGATGATCCATTAGAGCCTTCATCTCAGCAGTAACAGGCATCATTGCATGAGCCATCATGCCTTCTTCCCAATAGCGTAGGAAAGCATCAATAGCCTGCTTTGCATTCTTCTCAGGACTGACAAAGAGCTTATTGCCTTGACTACCGCCAACACCCTTCTTAGCCATGCCGTGGAAGTGTGCGCCATACATAGCATTGGTTTGCTCTGCAAGGGCACCTTGTGTCAGTTCCTGTAGCTTGGCAAACTCAGGGTTGTGACGAGCAAGCATAGCAATCATGTCGCTCATACCACTGAATAAGTCTGAACGTTGTCCATTGCCACCTAGAGCACGACGATCCATCTCACTGAATGTTACGTCCTGTCCCTTGAAGTGTTCCTCAAGTTTGCGCTTTTGGGCCTTAGCACCCCATTCTGTATCAGCAGAAATAATATACTTAACAGGACGAGTGCCATCCTTTAGGGGAGCACCATACACAAGCATCTTATAATCGCCACGGAACACACCAGGGAAGTGGCCTGGAAGTTGGTCTACCTTAGGCATTCCCATCTTGGCTAGCTGTTCATTCCAGTAGTCAAGCTTAACCTTGTCAGCTTCCCAAACCTTCTGCACAAACTCAACAACGTGTTCAGGAGCCCCTGCACGACGCATCTCATCTGGAGAGATGAAACGCTTTTCCTTATCAGCACGCATAAGAATTGTGTGTGCAGTGACAGCATCGTCACCCTTCATCTTATAGAGGGAAGGGCGTAGTCCTGTTTTCTCAGTGATGTATTTACGACCCATGCCATCTACAAAGTGCTCTGCCTTTTTAACGGCAGTGTGCATAAACTTGATGAGTGGGTTATTAGAATTAATTGCCATGTTGTTGGCACCAGCACCAACAGTGTTGCCACGTAGTGCTTGATCTGGACGGATGTCCTTCGCATGTGCGGCAGCAGCAATTACCTTTGGAGGCGTATCAATATTACGCCGATATCCATCTAGTCCTGCACTACCAGCTAGAGCAGTACGTTTCGCATCGCGGGCCAAACCCTCTGACGCTTGCAATACCTCGGGAGAGTTAACTGCAAGCCTGCGAATCCAATCAGCCGCTTTACCAGTAGCTTCTGCTACAGCATTAACATCAATACCGCCTCGTTGGCCCTTAGGAACTCCTGTGCGGAAGCCAGGGTTAGCAGCTTCCTTAGCAGCACGAGTCTTTGGGCCTTGACCACCAAGGTCAGGCTTATAGGCAGATGCTTCCAGATGTTCCTGTAGCTGCATTAGTTTTTCGTCAATGGCAGCGAGCCGTTCACGAATTGCCTGCTTCTCCTGAATAGACTGAGCACGTTGCTCAACCTCTTTGTACATCTGCTCTACTTGCTTGGCCTTAGCCATTGCTTCCTCAACCCATTGACGGTCGAGAATTTTGTTAGCAATTTGACGGTCTGATAGGCTACGTGGAGCATCATCAAACTCCTGTACCAGTCCCTTAGCTTTGTCCCATGCCACCTTCTCAGTGGCAGTCATGTCAAAGTGTTGGTTGTTGGCGAGCTTATCCACGGCAGTCTCAATAGATGGCCGTTCAGGTACTACTACATCCTTGGGTAGTTCAGGAAATAGTTCCTTGCCTACACCTGTATAACCTGTACGTTCACCAGTACCAAACTGAGTTAGTGGAGTTGGAACCTCAGGCTTAGGGGCAACAGGAGGTTGCTCCATAAACATATCAGGTTGCTGTGGATCAGCACGACGTGCAGCAATTTCCTCAGGTGAAGTGAAATCAGGTAGGGCATCCTGATGAACAGGCATTGGTCCTACAGGACGTTCCACCTTTGGAGGTAGTTGATTACCAACAAACATATCAGCTTGATTGGGATCAACTTGATGGGCAGCAATGGCTTCTGGTGAGGTAGCCAGTGGAAGTTCCATCTGCTTCTCTGGTGTCATAGGACGCATGTCGTCCATTGTCATTGGAGGACGTTGCAAAGCTTCGTCTAGGTTCTGAGTTGCAGCAGAGCGAGCATAGCCCTTTGTCTGTGCATCTAGAGTGGCATTCATATCCGCTAGAACAGCGTCACGGCCTTCTAAAGCGGCAGGAGCACCATCCCCTAGTAGTTCAGGATTAAAACGCGGCTTGCCCTTGTTAATGGCCCTCTTGACGGCAGAGCCAGTCATATGACCAGCAATGCCCAGTGAAGGGAGAGGAACAGTGTTCAAACCTAGTTCTGTACCGGCACGTGCGCCGGTTTCAAATAGGTTCTGCTGACGTAGATATTCTTCTTCTGAGGTTAGGCCAAGCTTATGTGAAAGCTTGCTGCCTGCCATCATTGGCTTCTTAATGTCATCAGCAATGAACTGCGTGCCCTTCTCAATGAAGTCACCCACATTCTTGGAATACTTCTTACCTACTTCTGAGGTAGGCTCGTATGTCCAAGCATCCTGCACAGCGTGCATAGCATTCAAACCTTCTTCCATGCTGCCATTAATAGCACCGTGAAAGGCTCCACTAACGCCAGCAGGAATGAAGTTTAGGGCAGAGCTTCCCATTTGGAGGGCTGTCTCACCAACCCCCTTAAGACCTTCCCAAGCACGGTCATCAACGGAAGCTTTGTCTAGACCTAGAGGGTCATCTAAGCCTAGTGGGTCGTCAAGACCGAGTGGGTCGTTGTTCATTTGGGATTGTATCCTTTAGTAGATAGGGCACGGCGAATCTCTTCATCAGAGCGGCCGGGATAACGTTGTTTCCATTGCTGCATAGACCAACCTGCATATGGGTCAGCAGCGGAAGCAGCAGAAGATGGAGCACTTGCAGCGCCTGGAACATTAAGAGCAGGAGCAGGACGTGAAGGAACAGTTGGAAGGTTTGTAGCAGCACCAAGTTCAACACCACCAGCCCTAGGTTGCGCACCGGCAGCACCCTTAGCGTCAATAACCTTCTGTGCGTATTGCTGACCAATTGGAGTCCAATAGGCTAGCTCACGTTGAATGTCTTGAGCTTCTTCTACAGTTTCAGCACTTTGCAACCTTAGGCCAAGCATGGCGAGATGGTTGCTAATTAGTGTGTCTGCCTTCTCGTAGTTGAGCTTGCCACTAGCAAGGGCATCCTGTAGAGATTGCGCTGCACCTGAGGTCTTAGACTTGTTATATTTACCAGCACCAATACGCAGATTCTCAAGTTCACGCTGTTGAGCACCAGTGGCATTAATAGCGTTAATCTGGTTACGACCTTGGTTGTCCTGTTCGAACTTCTTCTCAACCACAGATTTGGAATGTTCAATGATGTCCATACCTAGCTGACGAACCTTAGGATCAGGAGACCTTAGCCATTCTTCTGCCTGTAGCATCGCCTTTTTCTGTGCCATTTCTTGGGGTTTAATGGCGTTCTCTGCATTCGTAGCTGTAATCTTCCCGTCCTGTGTTTGACGAGTGAACAGGTTGCTAAGTTCAGTGGCTTGATTGTTTAGCATCTTGCCCTGCGTTTCCACAGGAATCTGTTCATTCTCTAGCTGGCGTTGCTGAACCTTTAGGGGATTCATCTCATGGTTGAGGAACATATCTTGCAGTCCCTTGGCCTGATCTAGCATCTCCCCATTCTGTGCCTGATTGAACTGATCAAGTCCAAGCTGTGGGGCCAGCATACTCTGTTCCCCAAACAGCTGACTTAGATTAGGAAAGTTTCCCATGATCGACCTTAACCCTTAAAGAGACCCTGGAGGCCAGAGCCAATAGCATCAAATGCACCACTCTGCTTACCAAAACCAAGAAGGTCTTGTAGCGTGCGTGCGTTATTCATATTACGTTGCTGTGCAATAGCAAACTGTGTAGGAGCATTGCGTTGATTCATCTCAGCAAGCTTTGCCTGTAGTTCTACTTCACGTGGACCATATTGACTACGACGACCACCAGCAGCATCCCTACGTTCTGTCTGCTGTCGTAGAGCCTTCATGTAGCTAGAGTCTTGTCCAAGATTCATACTCTTAGCCTGATCCTTAAGCTTGCCGTTGGCATTGTGGTTGTAGTAGAGAGAGGCTAGAGCACCTAGACCAGCACCTACAGGGTTCATCTTCTGCTGACCAAACAGGGCAGCATATTGAGGATTCTTAGCAATGAGGGCAGCTTTAACACCATCACCAAGTCCGCCAAGTAGGTCACGATGCTTGTTAATGAAATCATCATCAATGCCACCAGTGCTTGGTGTTTGTGCAGGAAGATTGAAGCTAGGCATATTCTGCCCTTGACCGAAGTCCATACCTAGGCCAAAGGCATTAGGTTGGCTTTCTTGTCCTTGTGGATTGGTGTTGCCAAACCCTTGCTCACCGCTTAGGATACTTCCCCAATCTAGTTGACCACCACCTTGACTTTGCATCTGAGGGGTTGTAGACATTGGACCTTGTTGCATCCCACCAATACCATTCTGCGAAAACACATTATCCAATGTGCTAGGTACGCTAGAATAACCACCACTACCAAAACTATCTTGTTCCCACACGTTTCCACCCCCTGAGTCTAGGCTGTTCTTTAGAACATCACCAACCTTATTAAATCCCTGTTGTACCAGAGGACTAGCGCCCCCAATCAAAGCCCCTTGGCTTCCGCCCCTAATGCCACCTAGTGCAGCACCTTTAAGGCTCTTACTAATTAGGTCTGAGTATTCACCAGCACCACCTAGGAGACTTGGGTCAATGCCTGGAATGGCATTGGCAGCAAACTTAGTAGCAATGTCACCAGGGTTCAAACTTAGGTTGCCACCATTCATGAAGCTACTTGCAGCAGAAGTAGCAGCAGCAGAGCCTAGGCTACCTAAGAGTCCTGCACCCATTCCTGGGAGAGCAGAACTAATACCAGCAGCAAGACCCATCTTAGCTAGGCCAGGACCATATTCCTTAACAGCACCCCATACACCACCATCATCATGTGAGTTGGAGATGTAGTTGCCTAGCTCCTTCCCATTGCTGCCTGAGTAGTTGTACTGAGACTGTGTGGGATCATCCATGTTGCGGGCCTGATTGACTGTTAGGCCACCTTCACCAAAGAGGTCTTGGAGAGTTTTACGGAAGTCAGCACTCTGACCCTTGTCATCTCCCATACCCCAGTAGCGACCACCTTTGCCATCAAAGGACCAGTTGTCTAGGAACTTTTGTTGTGGTAGATAGTTGAGTTCCGCAGGAACGTTCAGACTGCCGTTATTGAGGTTGGACCATGCATCGGCATTAGGTGCCTCTGTCATTCCACTCTTGTCAAACAGATTGAACAGCTTGTCTAGAGAGTAGTTTGTACTCTTCTCAAAGCCATAACCCTCGTTCATCCAAGAAGTGTCTACACCACCAAAGCCTCCAGCATCACTGCCATCAAAGGCACCACGCAATCCGCTTGTCGCTGCAACCCGTTCGCCAGGATCAAAATTGTCATTCATCTTATTCCTTAGATAAAGTAGGAGCCCTGTAGAACAATTGAAGCTGCGGTATCAATGGGCATATCCGACGCAGCAGCAGCACTAGAATACTGAGCAATTTGTAGTTCTGTGCTACTAGCAAGAGTAGCAATATACGCAGAAGTACCTGTGTATGTAGTATTGCTAAATCTCACTGCGCAAGCAGGAGCAGACCGTTTAGCAGCAATTGGCAAGCCTGCAATGTGCATGTTACCTGTCCCTGTATGTGCTGTCCAAGTAAGAGCACAATAGATATGGACAATATTGCCAATGCGCGTATACTCTCCTGTCTGTGCTGTGTAGGTTCCTGTTCCTGCTGTAGTCGTACCAACAATGGTTGGAGTCCACGTCCCTGTACTATAGTTGGGCACATGATGTGTACCACTTCCCAAGATGTTCTGTAAGTCATCATGGTTTCTAGTTGGAAGGTCCGTTAGATTGGCACCAGTGAAGTCATTGATGTTGGTCCAAGGAATCTCAATGTTGGAGTTGTTAATTAGGTTCCTTAGCTTCTCATACCAATCGTTCCAGAAGCTATGTCCCGGAGGCACGCCTACAGGAGTCGGAGGTAATAGAGCCATTAGGTTTGTCCCTTATTAATATCTACTTCGAATGCTCTAATTCGCATGGGGCTTGCAGATGTGTAGCTCCATTTGAATGCTCGCTTGCGGAAGGTTCCTAGTTGATGAATAGCAGGAAGGTCTGAGTTGAGCTGCACGTTTCGTGGACCTACGAATGTTTGATAATCATCGTCAGTGTAGTAGATTGACATTTGACTATCGAACGTTGGGCGATCTGCCCACACAGTGAGTCTATACATCTGTTTGCGGTTCATAGTGTCGAATTCTTCGCTAGCCGTAATACCGTGGCATGTGAAGTTGACATCGTTGTCCTTATACACTGTTGAATCGAAGGAGTAGAGAGCCGTAGTTCCTGCAATAGCAAAGATGCTTCGATAATCAGCAGCAACCTTGGTGTTCACACAGAACAGCATCTTGAATGCGTCTGTCTGTTGAAATGCCCATCGTCCCCATAGCTTCGTACCAATGTCATACACGTATGTAGACTCACCAGCATTCAGCACATAGAAGTGATGGCCATCAATGCCAACAATCGAACCCTTCCATGTGGAGTAGGTTGTAGCCAGTCCCTGCAGATAGCGTGTGATGGTTGTATCACCAATGGTGTCCATCTTGAAGTCTTCCAGCATGAACACATCTGGCTGTCCTTCCTTGTTGTTGCCAACGAAGAAGATGTTGTTACCCCACTGTGCTAGTCCACCAATGTAGCCATTGAGCTTTACAGGAGTATCATTACGCTGTAGTGGAGAACCCGATGCCACACCAGCATCCCAAAAGTATTCAATAGAACCTGAGCCAAACACCACCAGATAGTTGTTCAGCTTGACAATCTTCCTAGCATCGTCAGGAGCAATTTCTGCTGTGATGAAGTTGCCAGGAGTCCACGACATAGGATCATTCAAATCGCTGTTGTAGATGTCTGATGTGCCGTTCTTAATCAGGAAGATGTAGCCGTCTAGGAACGCTAGGCTAGGGATGTGTGCTGGTAGATCAGCATCTGCACAGGTAGTCACAACCTGAGTGCTACTAATCATCTTAAGAGTAGTACCGTCAGTAATCACAACCACTGCTGTACCTGTGTCATACAGGTAGTCACAGAAGGCCACATCACCTGAGCTAGTACCAAAGAATGCAGGAATGGAGGTAGTGAGAGCACCGCTGGTCACATTCCATACATACAGCGTAGAACCAATTACATAATAGAGCTTGCGGAAGTCTTCGTTGTAATGCATCCCACGAATTGTGGTGCCAGCCACAGCAGCCACATATTCTGTGCAGCCGCTGCGCTTTTGAATGAAGTAGCGTTGGTCTTGTGCTTCTTTATTATTAATAATCTCAAAGAACACATTCTGGTAGTCAACGTCCTTAGTGGCGTTGATACCTCGGTCATTCTGCTCCTTGAGCAAGCTTACTAGCTTAGTCTGATAAGTGTTGTTTTCAGGAGCCTTCGTGAATGCCATTAGCAGCCTCTATCTGGTTGAAAGAAAATTGATCCGTCTTCGTCTCCATAGTCACTGGCCATCTTCTTATACATTTCAGCTTCCTTTAGGAGAAGCTGTCTGTCTTGTAGAGGAACCCCATACTCAGGAGCTAGCCTAACAGCCAGTCCATAAATAAGAGCATCAGTCCAATAATTAGGAAAGTCAGGAGTATCGCTAGCGCCAAAGAAGCCATCGAACCTCCGCTGGTAAACTGCAATTAGAGTATATTCAGCAGCCGCCGTAGCATCCGGCGTGGGCCAGACAGTAATGGTTCCAGAAGAAATCCCAGGAGCAAAAGTGTAGTGAACAGGTAGGCTACCATCGCTAGTTGGAAGTTGGTTAAAGTCGTAGAGACTTTTCTCGGTGATTTCATACTGCACGTCACTTGTAGTTGATTGCAGGATAACTTGCGCTACCTTGATAATGTTGTTAGTCGTGTAGCTTGCTGTACCGTCTACTAGAGTGGTAGTCACTGTGGTTCGTTTCCACAGCGGCATTCCTTCTGTAGAGTACAGAGACACTAGAGAGTTGAGGGCCTGACCAGCAGAGGTATATTCCTCTGCCTCAGGTGTTTGACCTAGAGCAAGCCGGCCAATCTTGCGAAGGGCCGACTCGATAATGTCATTTCTATCTAATTCAAAATTGGTATTTCCAGAAGTAGCCATTAGATGTTGTTCGCTTGAATGTTACCTGCTCCACCACCTAGAGTTACAGGAGTAGGGTAGCCACCAGTAACGTTTGCAATTACACTTGAATTGGTTGTGTTAGCACCAAACTGAATTGCAGCCCCTGTAGGGACACCCGCTTGAGCGCCTACAGTATTTCCAGTAACAGTATTGAAATTGCTAAGTCCTAGGGAAGTAGCGTCAATCTTAATAGCATTGTAGGTACTAGCTGTAGCAGTTTGCACGCTATTACCAGAAATGGTAGTAAATGTTACATCCATTGCAGAAATTCCAATAGTGGTGTTACCATATAGCTGGTTACCTGTAACAGATAAACCCCGTACCTTTTCTAGATAGATACCTTCTACACCAGAGTTAGAAACACTGTTTCCTGTGACAGTGACAGATCGTAGAGAGTTTGAACCTCCCTTAATTACAATGCCTGCATTACTAATGAACATGCCAACAAGCCGGCCATTACCTTGTACAACGTTTCCTGTAACTGCTACGTTTGTATAGCCGAAAGCAGTTCCGCGTGTTCCTTGTTGCACAAGAATACCACTTGTATTGCCGTACATTACTGTGTTGTTTGCAATGATTGCGCGACCATTTCGGTCTGACTCATTACGCACATTGATGCCAGGAGAAAAAGAATTAAGCACCGTGTTACCAGTGATTTCACAGTTTGGGCATTCAATGTTAATACCGCAACCAGTAGAGCCACTGATGAAGTTACCAATGATTTTGATGTAGTCTCCGCCACCGTGAGTGTCTACAGCATCACCACCACCGAAAGGTTGCATAGTGTGGGTACCACTTCCTGTAGCAGAAACATCAACTGCGTTAGTGTCTGCAATGGCATCTTCAATCTTGTTATAGAGTTTTACCTTTGAAGTTTGACCACCAGAGGTAGCAGTTTCTCGTGTCCAGTATTCGTTGTTACTGAGCAGACCCGTAGGTAGAGTACCTGTGCTGCTTACACGAACACGTCGTGAGGTAGTAAATTGAATATTTGGCGTAGCAAGAGTAAACTCATTTACAGCAAGATCAGTTGCTGTGAATGTAGAAGGAGTGCCTAGTGAGTTGGATGAACACTTGACAGTATTTCCAATGAAACTCACTCGCCGCACAACACCATAGTCGGTACTAACGTTGTTATTGATTGATAGAGAATGTCGAACATCCTCAAAGTGACAGTTGGAAATAACGGTATCAATTGTATGGTCTACAACTTCCACACCATAGCCTAGACCAGTAGGCCGGCAGTCATAAACACTGCAACCATGTACAAGTGCCTTATCACAACCCTTGATGTAAATAGAGGCTGTATCAAACGAACGAAATTCACAATTATGAAGTTGTGGACTGTCAACCCATTGGAAACGAATGCCTAGTGCGTTGTTCTGGTCTGTTGTAGGGCCAATGAATGTGCCATTAAAAATCTTAACTGACGGCACCATATTAATTGGCGTAATGGTGGCACTATCAGCAGTAGTATAGTTGTCCGATAATGGGACAGCTAGTGGCAGATAACTTGTAGAGATTGTAGTGTCATTAATCAGACTCTTTGGAATACGATTGAGTTCTCCCACCTTTACATTGGTGTTAGACGCATCCCAAATACCATCACTGGCAATACGCACATGTTGTCCACGAGAAAATGTGGATGTGTTACCTACAACTACCACACCTTCATTCTGTACAGCGTTAACTGTCAGGGGTACAGGAGTACCAAGGCTACCAAAGAACCACAGCAAGGCGCTTGCTAGAGTAGCCGTAGAGGCATCAATTGTACTGCCTTGGAAGTCAAAGACCAACGGTGCTGTAGGAGTGTAGGAGCCAATCTGAGAAGTAATCTTATAAGTTGCTGTTGGAAAGACAATCTTAGCTGGCTTGCCTAGAGCAATCGCTGCATCAATAGCAGCATCAATAGCCACCTTGTCGTTGGTAACACCATCCCCCACTGCGCCATAGTGCTTGACATTAAACTCAGCATATACATGCGAATTAACTTCATTAAGCCAGTTGGCAGTAACAGTGGTTTGTTGATCAATAAATGTGGTACTTGCTGTCATATTATCTCAGTAGATGTTGAATGTTATATCCTGCTCTCATGCATCCTGCGACGCCAATTCCAGCAATGCCTTGTGAGTTGTATAAATCACAGCTATCAGCAGGGAACACTGGCGGAGGTTCAGGGCGTACATAAGTGGGTACACAGGTTTCGGGTCTCACCCTAATAAACTTCTGTGGATGGTCATGTTCGAAGTCTTTATCACAGACCATCAAACCATCCCAACGTTTCATCAGCTTGTCGGAAGGAAACTCGAAGCCGCATACGTCACAAATTACGCGCCATGTTCCAGGCCAGGGTCCTCGCTTACTCATGGATGTTTCAGCTCTTTAATGTCTTCTTTAATTTCTCTAAACATATCACGAATCTCAACTCTAAATTCCTTAAAGTCTTCCTTACGCAGATAGTTGTCTTTAATGTCCTGAATTTCTCGGACTAGCTGGGCGTGCTTATCTTCAACTGACTCGATATGCCGTTTCAAGTACCACCCCCATCCTGCTAAGAGGATTCCAATGATCCCCATTACTACCTGTGATTCCATTTAATTTCCCCATAACGCTTTGCCTACCTTACAGCGGCCATCCTCTTCATTGGCTAGGCAAAACTGTCGTGCTGCCTCGCACATCCGGAAATCAGTTGGATCAACACTCCCAATTCCACGAACAGCTAGAAACTCAGCCCAGGTTACCTTCTCTCGTCCTAGAAAGACAGGAGTGGCAAGTTGCTCAGGAGTAAAGCTCCCTGGGTCGGCAAGTGCTACGCACGAGCCTTGTTTCATTTGATTAACACAAGTGTTGTACATCCCATCAAAGGGGGCCGTAGCCCCCACCATAGAACACACAAGCACTAGAGCAAGAAGTAGTTTTTTCATATTAGTTCTTAATGCAAATGGTGTTGGTTTGCTGATATACCCACTCGTTAAAGCTCTTCTCTGGATCAACCATAGTTTCTTGACGGGTTAGCCCGCCCTTATACTTAATCCAAATAACGCTGTTTGCAGTGTCATACCAGTATGTGTGTCCTGCGCTTGCCTCTAACAGTGCCAGAGATGTAATGCCAGAATCAGAGAACAGTTGTGAGTAAACACCACCTGTGTCTGAATAGGCATCCAAGTTCAAATGCTCTCCTACAAGTGTGTATACCTGAGGATGTGCATTCACTCCTGCCCATGAAACACCAATGATGGTTGTATCGGCAGCAGTGTTGGCATTGTCAATTAGGAAGTTGAAGCCAGTTGTAGGCACACGTCCACTTTGCAACGTAACCCTAATCTTGCCACCTTTCACACAAGGAATGAACATCTTATCCTTGCCGTTAGCCACACCATCTCGGTTCTGTACGTTCCAAGTGCCAACAACAGTTGTTCCTGTCGACATACGCTCTGCTAGATATTGAGCCGTCTTATTGGGATCGCTGTTGTTGTAATACATCTTCAAACCATATGGTGTAATCTGTGCTGGTGTAGCATGCACAGAATAGGGATCATCTGGAATGGCGTTGGTTGTTGCCCCGTAGGTGTACATTGCATCGTTATACACAATGTAGTTTCCTGCTGTACCAGTGATGATTCCAGTAGGGTCCCACTTAGCACCTGCAATTGATGTAGATTGGTTAACTGCTGATTGCCCTGTAAACTTAATACGGAAGTCCCAAGTCCGTGAGAACACCGACACTGGTGAGCTTAGGAACTTGTTATTCACAATATTAACGAAGCCCATTTCAATGGCCTTCATGTACAGGTCATCACTACCAATAGAACAACCAGTTGCTTCTACACCAGAAATCTTGCCATCGGGGTTGAAGGCAGAGCTACCAGGGGCAACTGTGTCTCCAGGGAAGGTGGCATTAAATCCAATGAACAAGCAACCATCTGGCACTAATGTATAGTGATAAGAGGCCATACCACGACGAGTTGGAGGTTGCCCACCATTTCGGTTAGTAAGGTTGACGCTCTTATTTACTAGCAGGCTATTAACAATCTTGCCTACTGTAATTGAACCAGAGAAGTCTGTACGATAGTTGTCAGAAGTAATGAAGTTGACATAGCGAGGATAGCCACCACGGTTGGTGTAGGCATCGCTACCACTCTTATAGATTTGATAACCAGTAAGAGTGAACAGCAGTGTGGTACTACCATCATCAGAAGTAGGCCAGTAATAACCACTGCCACCCGTTGCTGTACCTAACTCATCACTAACAATGTGACCAGTAAGAACACCTTGGTCTCGGCTAGTGATAGAGTATTGGTTTGACATCGTGCCGTGCATTAGCCGTGAGGGCCTAATAGCAATGTCTCGACTCAAACCGAAGCAAGCTTCTGCTGGAGATAGCCAAATACCATGAACAGCTCGCACAGATACACAGCCTGATAAGTCAGTGTCAGGATTGGTAATCCAGAATCCTGCTGCGTTTGCTTCGTGCTTGCGAAGCTGTAGCGTTGTACTATCTGGCATATCAATTGTCTGCATTGCAGTGCAATTGGTGAAGCTGTTACGCCGTTCGCTTCCATCCTCTAGGTTGAATGCGTGTCCTGCAACGTTGTATGTAACTGTGTTGCTAACTTCCACACCCATGCAGCCGTGAAGCTGAATGCCATGCTGTGCTGAGAAGTTCACTGCACAACCACGTACGAACGTGTTAGTCATTGCACCCTTAGACACACCATTAGAAGGCTTACCAGAGCCGTAAGGCATCTCGTAGCTATTCATATGGAAGTGCAGAGGATAGCGACCAATACGACCTCGCTGACCACAGCGAATAAACTCTACATGGTCAATCTTAATCTTGCCATCTGTACGACCCATAATCATCATATGGGCACCAACACGTCCTGTGCTGGTTGCTTGCCATGTTGCATCATCAGGGCCTTGGAACTTGATGTTCCGAGTTGTATTAATTACCCATGCACGTTGGTCAATAACCTTAGGGGTTGTTGGTTGGTGCGTGGTGTAGCCTGTGTCAGTTACAGAGATGTTGCCTTGATTACGGCCATAAATGTCATCTGCTGTTTGTTGAACATATTGCAACACTGCCCAACGAGCACGTGAAAGTCCGCCACCGCTAATTGACATATTTACATCTGTCATTGTACTAGCTAGTGTGCGAGCATCGCAGTTGGCTTGATCTGTACCACCTGTACCCCATTGATGGTATTCAGTGGTGCCAATAACAACTTGATCCCCAATGTCCCAGTTGGAGGGAGTGGAGTCTACCTTTAGTGCTGTAGCACCAGCAGCAAACGTATTGCCAGTAGTAGCCTGTAGACGGCAACGATCGGTCTTAGTTGCACCGAATAGTTTTAGTTGTCCACCATCATCCACTACAAATCCACGGCTAGTTAGACCAGTGTTATTAAATGCCTTAGCTTGTGAAGTGAGGGTACGTGTATTGCCATTGGCGAATGTGCCAGTAGCTACAAAGTGAATCTTGTTGTTAAATGCAGTGCCTACTGTACCACTACCCAAAGGGCCAGAGCTAGACCCAGTAACGGTAAAATTTGAAGGACCAGTAAAAGATACAGTATAATTCTCAGCGCGGTCAATTCCTGTTCCTTCCCAAATAGCCTTTAATGTGCCAGTACCGCCACTAGAGGCTGTTTGCCATGTGCTGTAGGCAACTACCTTACCTTGCTCGGTATTGTTACACTCAATGGTATGAGTGTAAGCCTTAGGTAGACGTGAAGTAGGAGTACCGCATTGATAACGACCTGTAGAGGTTACGTTAACATAGAGAGCCGTAAGGCTTGTTGTTTGTGTTAGAGAAGCGTACAAACCGCCTGCCACGGTGACAGCACCAAGGGCAGGCGTATTTACGTCTAGAAGCCAGTTCTCTCCAGAAGGGATAACCAGCGGACTACCCGCTGTAAGTCCTAAACTGGAAATGTTGCCAGTGAAAGAACCCGGATAGTCATCTGGCCCAACGGGAGGAACTCCGACAACAGGACTACGACTAGTCATCCTGTTGATAAATTTACGGAGTGCGGTGCCCATTATGAAAGTCTAACCCATGTATTAGTAGCTACACAGCGTAGGTTCCAACCCTTGTATTGAGCAACGGTTGTTGTTACGTCTGCGTGTTGATTGATTGTTACTCCAGACCCAGCAGCAAATGCTACCGTGCCTGCTCCAAGATTAATTCCATACAATGCATCCCCTGCAACATAGCCAGTAGGATCAACTGTTAGAGTAATTGGAGAAGCCGAGTTGGCTAGCACTTCCACATCACCATAAGTAGTTTTAGTCATGGTGGTATTGCCCGTCACTGTTAGTGGCGAGGGAATCTGTAGTGTGCTATCACCAACAACAAAGTTGGCAAACGACCCACCCCAAATACCTGTGGTTGTGATTTGAACTGCGGTAGCTGTTCCTTGAGAATCACGAACAAGGATAACGTTAGGATCAAAAGTGCCTAATGGAATATTGGTTGTAGTGCCAGAAGCAACTGCACCAGATACTAGATTGGTTACGCTCCAAGTAACTCCGTAATTTGGATAGGTACGAGCCCAAATATCAATTTGATATGCAGCAGTTTCGTTACCATTTCCAGGGAAACCTGCGCCAAGGTCTTGGATGATTGTTGCGCCGTTAATCAGCTTTAGATTGAAGTCGCCGCCAGTGAGAGCAGGGTCATATGCAAAACCAAATCGGGTGCCAGTGTATGCATTAGGAGCAGTACCAGCAGCGGGAAGGTTTTGGGTAAGACCATAGAAACCTACAGCAGCGGCATTAGTATCGTTAGGTGCCCAAGTACCTACATAACGAAACCCACCATACAGAGTAGTGCTGTTTTCTGGAAAACGAATCTTAGGTGAGGACGCAATACGAACATGCGAGTTGATTGCAGCCGCACTAGTCATACGTGCACGACCACGTTCGTTCCAACTATTGGTTGGGTTACCAGGACCTACGTTACCTGTAATGGCAGAACTGACATAACTTGTGGTTGTCATGTTCGCACCAAACACAGAGAAGTTGGTAGTTGCTGGTGCAATCCACCAACTCTTACCATCAGACGGCTGACCTGTAACGTCTAGAAGACCTGGGTCAATTGTCACTGTGTTGCCTACACGTGAGGCATTAATGAACGTTAGAATAGACTCTTTACCCGCTAGCGCAGAATCTGTGTTTTCTTGAAACGTATTAAAGGCGTTAGTACCAACGAAGGCAGTAGCTGCGGCTTCACTTACTGGAAGCTTGTCGAGGGCTAGTCGAACAGTGCCTGTACCAGATCGCTTTACAACAATCTCGTCGGTAGTCTGTCCTGGGGCGCCATCTGTGTATGAACCAAACTGAGGCATTAATTACTCCGATAAGATGTAGTTGCCGTTTTCATCGAGAATGTAATTGCCATTCTCATCTTGGAGTGCATTGAGTGGTGCTGCTGGAGCGCCGCCTGCTGCGTCATCTCCGCGAGACCCTCGCATCCGTTTTGCAGAACCAAATTTAACGGCCATTAGATGCCTTCGCCTACTGTAGAGTAGAGATTGGAAAGTCCACCAGTAACACCAAGAACACCATAAGTGTTAGTACCTTGGGGCACTGTGAAGATTTCAGTTTGTCCTGCTGGAATAGGGAGACCAGTACCAATGGCAGCAACACCGCCAAAGTTGATCCAGACAACGTCAGTACCGGAATTGACTAGTCGGATGGCTCGATGGCCAGCCGTGTAGTTGAGAGTGACAGTTTGATTGCTCGTAGTCACTGCTGTAGATTGTGTAGCGCCTAGTGGGCGGAACGCACGAAATAATGGGGTCATAATTTTGCTCGCAAAAAAAAGGGAAGTCCATGTTGTGAAACAGGGACTCCCCAGGTTAAAGGGCTATGCCCAATTATCGAACGTACTCAATAGTGATATAAACCTCACCTGCTGTTGGGTTGCCAGTAGTGGCAGTACCAACAAAGTTTAGAGGCATATCAATGCGGTTGCCATCTGCTTGTTGGAAGACGTTGGCCATTGGGACCAGAGCTTGTGAACCAGCAGTTGGAGTGTGTAGATCGAGTGATGTTACGTAGGATGTGCCAGTAGCAGCATTAACAATGTTAAGTGCAACTGCGCTTACCGAACCGCCTGAGAAGGCAGTTTTCTTCCAATACTTGATGTTGATAATCGAAGCATCGGCAGGAAGCACTTCACGTGTAGCAGTGTTGCCACCCGTAGTGAAGTTGGCAGCAACTAGCTTAACAATCTTAACGTAAGACTGCTTAATGCCATTACCTAGCGTAACTGGTTCTGTAAAATCGTATGCCATAATTTTCCTTAGGAAAGAGGGGACATTACATCCCCTCGGTTAATTAGGCGCCAGCAGAACCGAAGATAGCGCGGGGATCAGTCCAACCGAATGAGTAACGGGCGGTAGCCTTATACTTAGCATTCTCGGTGTCGAAATCTTCGTCAGTACCGAACTCGTCACCACGACGCTCGAAATACTTTAGGCCATCCTTAACATCGGTACGGATGAACCAAGCATCAGTATCGGTTAGGTAATGGTTAACGATGACTTCGGGAATTAGACCCATCATCTTTAGAACGTTAGGATCGTTGTTGGGGGTGCCAACACGACCATCCGCCTTAAGAATACGTGATGCTTCAAACATCAGTTCCTTAGGAAGAATTAGGCTCTTAGGACGAACTGCAATCTTTAGACCACGGTCGTTGGTGAAACCAGCGATGTCAATTAGCGCCTGCTCAAGAGCAGCTTCGGAAAGGTCAGAAGCAGTGGCTAGTTGGTTGCTGAAGGTGCCACCAGCAAATAGTGGGTGTGAAGCGTTAAGTAGAGTAACGCCGTCACCGCCAGTGAATGAAGCATTGAACGCACGGTTGTAAACGTTCGCAGCAACGATTTCCTTAGTTTGACGCATCGAGAAAGCAAGACCTTGGGCCTTCTTCTGACCGACGATGTCATACTGGTCATCTTCATATGTCTCACGAGTAACCATGAAGCCTAGGGCATACACGATGTGTGAGTAGCGGGTAACGAAGGTCTGACGTTCGCTATCATAAGTGATAGGAGCGCCTTCAGCCTTTTGGACTGCTAGACCGAACGAAGTGATACCAACGTCTTCTTCAAATGCCTTACGGGAAGTGTGCTTCTCGAAAAGCTTTGTGTACTCGACGGGATATTCGTCGTATGCTTTGCCATACCATGCGTTAATACCAGGCCATAGGGCCTTGGCAAAACTAGAACTATTGATAATACCTGACATAATTTACCTCTCTTAATTATAGGCCAGCAGTGCCGCCACCAAGGTTCGCAGTGTTCAGAAGAACATGGACCTTCATGTTGGTGCCGTCAGTAACGTCAACATCTGGACGTTGTACCCAACCAATGATCTTGAGGGGTAGTGTAGCAGTAGCAGCCTTTGTGGTTGCATCTAGTTCCATACCGGAAATACCTGTTGAGGTAGAACCAGCAGTGAAAGTGACACCGGCATTTAGGCCAACGTCAGCAACAACAGTAGTGCCAGTAGCTTGTACTTCATAAACCGCAGTGGGGTCAACCGATACTAGGGCATAGCGAAGCGTTGAAGCTAGGCGATACTGGCTAGGTAGGTTGAGGTTGGTTTGGTCTACAGCGAAACCAACGATAACACCAAGGGGTAGGTCAGTATTAGCAGTGATGCGGGTAATTGCTTGTACGCCGTTAGCGTCAGCAGTACCAGCTGATTTAACAATATCGCCTACAAACAGAGCGGTGCCATCCGAAGCTAGTACAGCGAAGGTCTCAATTTGACCCTTTGCTGCACCACCAACGACTGACTTGGCTAGTTTAAGGCCAGACGGGCGAGATAGGTTTGCCATTTAATTTCCTTTTAATCGCCCATCTGAAAGTTAGTCTCGGGTGATTTTAATAGACCCGTAATTTCCTTCACGATGAGCTTCTTCTTTCATAGTTTGCTCAAGGCGGTCAATTTCTACTTGCTTTGCTGCTTGGTCTTCTTTATACCAATCCTTAGGGATTCGCATGAGGACAGACTTAACACCATTACCAACAGAAGCAACTGCCACTGAACCTTCGGGAGATGCTTGCTCTACGCGCTTGTCGCCAATTTTGGCGTCTGCGGCACGAACAGGTTCCCAACCGTTTTGTGTAAACGCTGCGACACGATCGTTTTGATCATTGACGAAACGGTATTCATAATCGGGGTCCTTCTTGTCTACAGTGAGAACATTCCGGGTACCGATAGCCGTCCGCTTTGGACGTGTGACTGGCGTCTTAACAATAGCTTCTCTGCTCATTTTAGTCCTTTCACTGCCTTAAGATCGGCAATGTACTTTTCTTTGGTGATGGTTCCACTACGGACCAGGGTATTCATGATGTTTCGTTCTTGGTCAGTAAGATCAAAGCTTTCACCAGATGCTTTGTTACTACCACCCTTAACGCCTGTGCCCTCCACTGCGGGGGCATTGGCCTTATTAGGATTGACGAACTTTGTTGGAAACTCTTTACGTACAGCCTTCTCGACTTCCTTTAGGACTTCATGAGAGTCCAAGCCTTGTCGAGCAAGACGTACACCGACTTCATCCGCATACACTTGCATGTGACGCGAGGAAGTATACCAAGGATTCTTGTCAACCCATGCTTGGAAGCGTGGATCAACTTGTGGTGCATCAGCTACCTGAATACTCTCTCGCTCTTGGCGGAGAACAGCAGCTTCTGTTTCTACACGTGTAATCTGATCTTCAATAACATCAGCACGTTCGTAGTCACCATCCCGGTTTGCTTGTTTCATCTGATGCTTGAGATCGCGTAGAGCACGGTTGTACTCAGTCTCTTGCACCTTGCCATAGTGTTCCTTAAGAGCACCTAGGGCTTTTGTTACTTCCTTGAGTTGCTTGCCTTGATGGTCAATCTTCTCAAAGAGTGGCTTACGACGCACAAATTCTTTGGCATCAATAAAATCTTCTTCATCGCCTTCAAAGCTATCCTTTGGGCGCCAGCCCATAGCGAGGGCTTTTTGTTCGATAGTGTCAACTACAGGAGTTTCTACTGCAGGCGCTTCTGGCGCCGGTGTACCACTGGGTACGACTTCTTCTGTCATTCTGAATCCTTTAGAACAGCAATAATGTCTTCATCATTTAGGATGAGCGAGTCACCAATAAACTTACCACCATACTTAGCAAAGGCAACCTTGTCACCTAGCTTGCACCAAGCCTCACCACCGAAGTCTTTGAATGCTGTTGGACCAATTGCTTCAACGAAGCCGGTATCAATTGCACGCTGTTCCTTCTTATGCTCACTGTCTACTAGCTGGAAGCCTAGCTTACCAAGCTCTTGTAGATGCGGGTCTGAGTCCTTAAGACTAATGGGCTTGACGATAATGCGATGTCCGCATGGAATAAGTTTCATTGAGTATCCTCTAATTCATCTAGGGTAAAGTTTCTAACTTCTTTCAGTGCGTGGATTTGACCTTGGACATGTCTAATAAAGTTGATGTCGTCAGTTTCAAGCAAGGACCCCATTAAGAGGTCCATGCGTTTATCCAGCATTACAAAGAAGGCGCGGGTTACTTGGTTGACCCGCCAGCTTTTGAAGTCGTCTTGGGACGTAATTTTTGCTGCTCCTTAGCATGTGTCATTTTCTGCTTGTGCTGCTGATCTTGCTGCACAATCTTTTGTTGGCCTTGAACCGCTTGCTGTTGTACAGATTGCTGACTCTTAGCCTGCTCTGCTGCCATAAAGATTTTCTGCTTATGCATCTCTGCGGCAGCTTGTACTTGTGCAGACTGGGCAGTGTGTTGCATCTTCTGTTGATGCTCTTGCTGCTTCATTTGCATTTGCATTTGCTTGTCACGAGAGTTGAGTTCCATCTCTTGCTGCTTTTGCTGAATGTCCATCTGAGCCTTCTGTTGTTCCATTTGACCCTTCATCTGCATTTCAAGCATCTTAGGATCAGGTGGAGGAGGAGGTAGCTGGCCAGTTTGCGCAACAGCGGGAGAGAGGAGTTCTTGCCAGTTGGGCTGTTCTTGTGCATCTAGTACACGCATAACAACCTTAACAGGATCAAGTACCTGAGATGGGAGAAGTTCCATGAGGCCCTGTGCCTTCATGAGTTTCTCCGTCTGACTTACTGCCGTTGGGTCTGCCCCAGGGCAAATGTCATAATCTGCATCGTCAAAGTCCTTAGGACCTACAACATCGTCGATGACAGCCGAATACTTGTTGGGGTCCATGTAGATGTTATTAAGCTTGTAAATCTTCTTAAACTCTTCTGCAAGGGCTCGGAAGATACGCTTGTAAACAGCAGTGAACACTTTCATGCCCTGCTCTACTGTGGCCATCGTTGTAGTGGCTGGAGTGTTTTGTCCAGGCATTTTGCCTGTAAAGATTTCTGCTACGGACGCAAGTTCCTTGCCGCTCGTAACGAGGCTGCCCATAAGCTCAAAGAGTGTCTTGGACGGGTCTTTAGCTGGGAGCGGTACGATTTGCTTTTTAAGATCATCGCCAGTGGCGTTAACGGCCTTCCATTCACCGGGCTGAAAACGTTGCTCACCCATCTTAAGTTTGAGACCCTTTCCAATAAATCCCCCTTGGAGATTGGAAAGTGTACCAGCGTCAATAAGTTGATTGATGAGTGTGTTAACCGATTCATTTAGTGGGCCGAGAAGAACACCAAAGCCAATTCCATAGAAGCTACCATCAGGGTTAGGAACGAAAGAAAACTTAGTGTAATACTGCGTTGGCTTGATCTTGAGGATTTTCTTACCTTCAAGTTCCACATCCTTTTCTGTATAGCGTGCTACAATGCGAACCACTGTTCCGCTTGCGCGGTGGAAGGTTACAACGTAGGGTTCTGCGTAGCCATCTCCATCCTTGTCATAGAACGTATGCTGTTCTACGAAAGTGTGGGGAGTGGTTTCGTCAATCTTGGTTTGGTCAAGACCACTAGCCGCACGGCCAATGTCTTGTTGAATCTGTGGTTGACCTAGTTCCTCTGCTTCCTTCAGAAAGATGCCCTTATTAACCCGTTCCTTGACAAGCCGTGGTGATAGCTCAAAGATTTCGCTAACACGTTCTGCATCGTCGAGGCTGGTAGCCCAGTAGTTCACTACTAGTTGCTTTGGGCTAATCAGGCAGCTCTTAACCTTATCTGCATGTGGATCGTAGTAAGTCTTCTTGAACACTGTGCCAATGATGGGAAGCATCATCAGCATCTTATCCATGTCCTCTTCCCACCCATCCATCTCATGCATAATCTGGTAGGACATGAAGGTGGCAACTCGCGTAGCCTTTTCCTTCTTCTGTCCATCCTTATCCTTGCCAATTACTACAGCACTTACCACCTTGCCATTGCTTGGCACAAGTGACGGATATGCACGGGCAGCGAATTGCATCGCTGCGGTTGACAGCATTGGATACTTGACGTTAGAGGCTTTAGCCCACGGATAGCTTTTGGTTTCTCGGTGCTGCATTGCGAGCTTTGTCCACTCGTCAAGGCATCGTTCCCACTCATATCGGCTCTTAAGGTCTTCTTCAAATCCAGTCCTTACTTGCTCTGAAAGGGCTTCTAGGTCTTCCTTCTTCCACTTCTCTGCGAGGTTGGTAGAGGTAAGTTCCTTATCGAAATTGGGTTCTTCTTCTTCTGGTACAGGGGTGGGTCCCATTCCTGGGACACCGGCCCCCATCTCAGTAACCTGTGAATCCATTCCGTCCTGCATCGGCAAGGTCGGAGTTTCGTAGTTCGTCAAGATATTCTTCCTCTTCCTGTTCTTCCTTAGTGGGAGCCTCAACCATAATGTCCAAGAGCATACCCAGGTAGGCGAATGCATCTACTTGGTCATCATGCTTTGATCGAGGAAATGTTACTAGCTCTTCTTCGAAAGCGTCATACCAATCGGCTCCTTTATAGAACCTAACAGCATGGGCACGCATTCGGCCTTGCATAGAGCGAGCACGCATCATCTTATCCTTACCTCCATGCTTGAGTTGTACAAGCGTGGGGAAGGTGTTGTACTTAATCATCTCTTCTCGGAGGAAAGGGCCAATGGCCTTACTCACCTGCATTTCTTCAATGCCAATGGCTTCTGGCTTCCACAGCCTTTCCAATCCAAGCACAGTGTCAACAATCTCACGTCCGTCCAAGCGTTCGCGGATAACATCGACAATGTGAATGAGTTTATTCTCATCCACACCAGCAACGACAAACACAGAATAATCTGCTGTTTCCTCTTTGCTGATGGCCAAGTCAGCCGTAACATAGTAGTGCAACTTGGACTTCAAATCGACTTCCTGACTTGTCAAGAAATCGGGACGCTTGAAGAAGCTGATGGATTCATCAATTGCAATGTTTAGATATTCCTGAGAATAGCTATCTTGCAATCCTTGATTGATCATGTCAGCACGTAGCCAACGAAACCAACCAGCAGCCCCTCCAGGGATGTGAGCATCGCGTGCCGCATTGGCATGCTTGCCTTCCCATAAGATGTGTTTAAAATCGTCTGAGTGAGCACGATATTTGACAGAGCGCCACGTCTTACGCTTTGTCGAGTATTGCTTTAAAGGCTCTGTAATGGTGTCTTTGGCCCCTGCCTTAGGCATGAGGTTTTCAAGCATACTGTCTGTGTGCAGGATGGTTCCTACATAACGGACAATACCATTAGCAGAACGGCAAGGCAGCAAAGCTGCATTGAACCAGCGCCGGAACTTTAGGCGTCGTTCTTTGTTAAGAACAATCTCGTCATTCTCTAGGTCATCGCATACGATGAGGTCGGGACGACGGTTGTTCCACTTGAGTCCCCGCACCTTCTGTTCACTGCCCTTAGCCTGAATACGGAACAAATGTCCGTCCTCACAAGCGCAAATGATGTCGTCCTCAGAGTCTTTAATCAGTTCCTTAATCTTGAACAACTCCCGTAGGGGTTGATTGTCAAGGAGTTCTTTTTTAATATCACCAATGAATTGCACTGCCTGTGCAACAGTGTCGGAGACGAGAATTAGGTAGCTTCGTTCCCGAAAGACGAGACAAGCCAGCGCATAAACAAAAGAAATTGCAGTGGATTTTGCATGGCCCCGTGGTGCAGCAATAGCAACTAGGGGGCTTTGTGGTTCACAGCAAAGTCTCCACCACTCCATGTGGCAAGCTGGACTGTCAACGGCTCCGTCGAAGTTTCGCTGTAGCAAGGAAGCCGAGAAACCATAAATAGTCTCAGCTGAAAGCATCAGATAGGTTCAAATTTATTACACTTACTAGAGTTTTGAGCTGGAGTAAGTAGTTGAAGGTTTTCAGGAACGTGTAGTCCACACACTAGTTTATGCTTTAGCGGAATAATGTGATCCACCGCCATCCCTCTACGAGAGGCAATATCATACAGTTCTGAAATATACAGTTCATCCCACTCAGTGAGCGTTAATGGGGTGGCCTGTTCTTGTCTAACGCGACGCTTAGAAGAATGAAATGCAACACGTCCCTTATTTTTAGCCCGCCATTCTTTTTGATAAGCAGATTTTTTGGCTTTAAATTCAGGGTCGTCTTTCTTTTTCTGGTAGCGTTCTTTAACTTTTTCGGGATTATCCAACGCCCACTGCTTTGCACGGGCCAGAGAAATCTCACGATTCTCAGCGTACCAACTCATTTCTTAGAACCCTTTAGTCCTAGAAGGAGGCGTTCACCGAAGATGAAGCCAAAAGGCATAGCAATTAGTTGTAAACCGGCATCTTGTAGGGCCTCGGAGGAAGTGCCCCCAACCAGAAAAATGCCTGCCAGAATGACGACGTTCGCAGCAAGATAACGGAAGCTAGCTCGAAGGTCCACAACCCATTGCGAAGGGGTTCCAATTGGCGTGTCAAGCTTGGCAATTGCGTCGAGCTTTGCAATGTCGGCATTTTGTAGCTTAATTTGGTCATCAACTGACAGTCCGATCCATTTGCGCGAAAGAGCACCTACAGTGGTTTTCACCACATCGATTGCCGCAGGAGCGACCACAGAGGCAAGGATTGACTCTAATATCACTTCTTGCGCTCCTTCTTACTGGTTTGGGACTTGAGACTGCCGTCAGAATTTCGGGAGAAACTGCGGTTGGCTGAAGCACTGGAAACCCGAAGATTTCCTCTAGCATTTGTGCCGCCTTTAGAGAGGGGCTGTCTGTGATCCACATCTTTGCCGTCTCCTTTATGTACCAGTCCTGCCTTCTCCATCGTCCGACGTGCTGCGTTCTGCTCCGTCCTCTTCTTCACTACTTCCGGTTTCGAGGTATAAAGAGCTACTTCCCTCTTGTAGTCCCTCTTCCCGTTCTTCATGAATGGCATTGTCGTTATCTCCTTCGGAGCTAACTCCGTTGTCAGTAAATTGGACATCTTCAGCAGGAGGTTCCAAACTGATGGTCCGCTTGGTATTGAATTTAGCGAATTCTTGAGCAAGCATCTTGATTTGATCTTGCACGGAGATGGTGGCTTGAGCAGAAGTTTCAACAACTTTCAGCTTTTCCATCTGCATTTGCTGGTCCATCAGTGCCTTTGCAGCACTGGTCGCGTCCTTGATACTCACGGGTTCTCGGAACGCTTCCTGCTTCTTGAAGTCATACTTGACGTTGCCATTTTCTAGCCGATCTGCAATGGTTTCCAGAGCACGATCTACAATTTTGGACAACTTTGTGTCAAGGACAGCATTGCGGGAAGCCTTAACTTCAGCAACAATTTCATTCCACCAAGGAGATGCTTTCCATGACTTAACTGTCTCGAATTTAACGTCACAAAGGTCAGCAGTGAGTCGTAGATTGCCTAGGGCAAGCCACTTTGTCACCACCTCAATCCGCTTTTCAGGAGGATATTGGTTGGCTTTACTACCTCTCACAGGCCCTGGCTTTCGTCGTAGCGAAAGGGCCTTGTCACTAAAATCAGGCTTGAATGTCATGGATGCTCCTCAGCAGAAAGGGGCACAGGAATGGTTGCTGTGCCCTGATAAAACTAAAAGGCTGGGAGGGCACACAGTGCCTTTCCAACAGCCTATACCTATAGTATACCACAGAATGTAACAATTGTCAAGCTTTATTCTTATAAGGGCCTGTTTTTCTTCAAACAGGCCCGTTTAAGGGAAGGCTTGTCAGCCTTCCTGCAGGATGTAAGCGACCCATGAGGGGAGCTATATGCATTGGCAAGCCTCTAAGGGCTTGACAAATGCTTAAAAGTATGATACCCTAATACATATATATTCTTTATTATTCTTTTTATTATTATATATTTCTTTCTTTCTTTATGAACCTTTCTTTCTTTCTTTAAGCGGCTCACCTACCCCCACCATAGCCTTGTGCGAGGGGTGTACTCATCCCGAGCCCAAACATAGCCCTAGAAGGCCCTTAAAAGGCCGCTAGGGCGTTTTTATGTGTGTGAAGCATAGGCGATAGCCAGACAACCATTTAAAACGCTTGTAGGCCCTTTAATCCAAACACCCCCCTTAAACCAAAAAAATTATAGTAGCGATATAAGCAGGTTCTGTCTTTTTCCCGCGCACACGGATTTTCCCGCCCACCCCCTCGCTCAATCGTCAACCCACGCTGATAGCCAGTTGACATAACGTCCTATTATACGCGATACCCAACCTTACTCCCTGTGTGGAGACCATAATGTATGTATGAATATACATATACTAGGGCCTGTGTATACATTAGTAAGTTTCGATGGAAGTCATCCACATACATATCAACAACATAGAATGTATGTCCCCCATTATTTATATTAAATACTCCCCCCCTTTATTTACTTATATATTCTCTGCCTTCCCGCCGGAAGTGTCAGGGATCGGCCGCTCTTGGTCGGTAAATATGACAGTCACCGGAAAAGATGACAAACCGCGTTACCGGGCACCCTTTCGCAGCTGCCAGGGACTCCCGTAAGCCCTTGATCCATAAGCCCCCTCGCTGGCGTGGGCTCTGGCATAGAACTTGCATGGGTTATGTCCGGGCGTTGCCCGCGCATTCAAACACTTTCAGGAGTATCTAAAATGTCCAAGATTAAATATTCAATTGTTTTCGCTACTGCTCGCGGAGAAACTCATTGCACAGAGATTTATGTTCATTCAGAGACTTATGCTGGCTCCGGTGATTATGGTTTCTATGCTTGCGATATGGGCGAGGGTTTGAATATCCCCGCTAATACTCCTACCCTTGGTTGCAGCAAGACCTATAAGCGAGTTTCCACTGCAATCTATATGTTGTTTGCCGACCATGGATATACTATCCGCCATCAATTGGAGATGGCTGTCTAATTAGATTCTAGGCACGGGGATAGCCCATAATCCCCTAAATAGGAGAATATGAGATGACAATTACCCTTGTTACTCTGGCTGTCCTCTGCTATGTTGTCGAGTATTATTTCAATTAATATCTGGTAATGCCCCTTGTCGGGGGCATTGCCGGGTAACGTTGCCCGAATATAGGAGTATTAGAATGGCTCTGCGCAAACTTGGAACCTATTTCAATGCTGCCACTCTCCGCAAGGCAGATGTTTACAAAGATACTGACTGGAATGAATACCGCGTGAAGTTTTATATTGCTGGCGAGCATCAAACCGAAGCCGATTATCATACTGACGACAAAAACGAAGCTAATGAGAATGCTATTAATTTCATTAACTCGCAAGGAGTTTAATATGCCGACCACTGCTAGAGCCTATCTGTTAATGACCAAACAATATGTTATTATGGCGCGCCAAGCGCGCAGTATTGGTCGCCTATATCCTGAGCGCAGGCAATACTCATTCGACGTAGCCCGCACCTATATGCGTTGCGCTCGCACGGCGTACAATACCTTTCTTATCTCTGCTATTTACTCGGAAGAATAGTATGTTTATTCGTGAACAGTTTGGCAACGCCTACGATTATCATCCCGCATGGAGAGCACAAGTTAGACGCTCCCCGTTTGATTTTGATTTTTGGGATACTCTCTATTTCGGAGCCTAAATAATGATTATTGGCAAACTGGTTCAGCTTGATACTCTGAACAATACCCGCAGCGGCAATCCACGCTACAGAGCGCACATTGAAACTGACCACGGGGTTATTATCCTGCTAACGCGCGGAGATACTACATTCTCATATCAGATTAAAAACTATCTCAATAAGGAAAATCAACACTGGCTTGTCTCTGGCGGTCTAATCCTTGGAGTAACTGATAGGTGAATCTCATGAAACTTGTCATATGGATTATCTTTGCGGCATTCCTCGCCGCAATATCTCAGGCAGCGGATGCACCCGCACCCGATACTGTCGCCAATTGCAGCACCGATTGGGAATGTGAGAATGGACCGGATAATGAATAAAGCAGAGCGTATTAGAAAGCACGGCTTTCATGGCGTTAGAGCGCAGCAACTAAACTGGATGCTGTATATCTCTAAGGGATATGCCGCTAATCTAGAACGGGCGCTGCGAGTCAATAACTTCTGTATGCATACCGCAGATATTCAAGCGATGGAAAGGGTATTACAAAATGAGTACAAAAATATTTCGCTTCTGGAAAAGCTTATTCAAAAACGGAAACATAAGGGATAATGAATTAGACAGTATATTCGACCATGCAGGAGAGATTCCAATGGCACTGGTAACCCGATATTTAGTTATTGACGTGCTAGATAATGTGTATACGGTCAAATATGACCGGGAACTGGGTATCCAAGCCCTTAAAGAATGCCGCGCGAGCGGTGGAGTTTATGCGCTAATGGTGGAAACAGCAGTATTGGCGAAACCTGAGTTTACGCAGGAGCGCATTATCATCGGGTTTAACGACCCCATTATTAACATTAACTGAGGAACATAATGGTTAGGCGGCGTGGCAAAATCCTAACGGATGAGCATAATATGCACGAAAAACCTGCAACCCTTGCCGAAGTAGAATCTCTTTGGAAACTCAAAGCGGAGTTACTAAGCGCGCATGACGTTGCGCGCCTATTGGAGTGGCTTGTGAACAATACCCCTGCACAATCCCTGGATCGGGAAACATGCGAGAGGGTGTGCCATGCCCTTGTGAAGCACGGCAAAACGGCCGGACCTACATACCCCCTCAAATAAGGGGCATGTTCCTTGAATCCTGGCAACCATCGCCTAAGATAGAGTCAGAGGGGCGCGCAGTGGCACCCCTCGCAACCACCCTAAGGAGCCCTACCATGCACGTTCTGGAAGTTCTCGCCGAGCAAGTCAAGGCGCAACGGATGAAGCCGCAGCATCTGCTCACGCAACTGAAGACCAACGAGAAGGTGGCGATCGGCGCGCGTTGGGCTCAATACCGCAAGGTGAAGGCTGGCGAATTTGTCATTGAAGTCGGTGAAGTCGGCAGCGACAAGGGAGAAGTCGTCGAACGTGCGTCCACCCCGGTGGAAGCGAAGCTTTCCTACGTTGACACTCTCGTCGACCTGCTTCCCAAGACTAACGGCCAAAAGTAAAAGAGCCTTCGGTGTCCTACTTGCCCGCGCTGCCGCGCGGGTTTTTTATTTCCTAAATGTAACAAAATGTGTTTTATGTAACTTAATGTTTTCCCCAGCTACATAGTTGTAACACTTTGTAATTGTGCTTGACAGGAGCCTTCGGGCTCCTTTTTTTTTGCCCAAAAGCAACACATTGTTCGGAGCGTGCATTAAGTCACGGCCGAGTGTGGGGAACTAGGGTTTACCCTATAGGAAGGAAAATTACCGTGATTAATTCCCGAAATTAATACCCATGATGCGCGCGTATATACCACAGAATGCCCTTGCTGTCAATAGGGGAATTCACCTAGAAACAACACTCGCTTTTCGGTTAGACTTGCGTTCAAGCAAGGTCGATCACTTCGATAGGCCGGCTTCGATAGATACCTCAACATTAACGGAGATTAAAAATGTCCTTCGAATCCCAAGCCACTATTGATCAAGACCAAGACAAAGCAGCGGCTCTCGCACAAGCGGCGATTGTTGTGGCGAATCCCCCGATTGCAACGCAAAACCTTTTCAAGCCTGTCTCTAAGGGGCAAATTGATACTGAGGCAGCAAACAAGAAAGCGGATGGCAATAACGGTAAAGCCGTTGCCACCATGCTGGTTAAAGAATTGCTGAAACAGGAAATTAAGCTTGTGCTGTTTCTCCGCAATATTGCCGACCTTGGTCAAGAGGGCCGCACACAATTTCGGGTTGTCTTGAAGGAAAAGCAAGGCAAGCTTAAGGAATTGCTGGCTTTCCACGAAAAGGACAGCTATCAATATGTGCTGGTTAAACAGGCACATGCCACTGCCACTGTGCGTATGTCTGAGATTAAGGTTTTCTCAGAAGCCTGCGACATTGGATTTACCTTTGATGAGTCTGAAACCTATCCCGCCATCATTGCCGCTGCTCGTATGTGGAAGCAGGGTCAAGCCTCTGACGAAATTAACGCGGATGGCAATTTGGAGATGAAGGGTCCGACTCGTCGCCGTGGGCGCCCCGCTACACCGTTTGCCGATAAGTTTAAGAAATTCCTTGCAGACAATGTGACGGCAGACAACCATGCCGAAGCGCGTGAATTCTTCAATACGTGGATGGCGCTGCAAAACTTCGGCAAAGAGGTTAAGGAATAACAAAGGGGGCTTTGCCCCTTTGTGATCGACCCTTTCATCACATTACAAGGATTAATTATGTTTAATGTTAACAAGCCTGTCCAAACCCGTAACGGCCGGTATAAGGGCCGCATTCTCTGTATTGATCGTAAGGGGAGTGAATTTCAAATTGTTGCCTTGCTTACGGATGACAAAACAGAGATGGAACAATGCTACGTATTTCTGGCAAATGGGCAGATGTTTAACGGACAATCTAGTCCTATGGACCTTGTGAATGTTCCTGACGTGAAGAAAATCTATCGACTGGCATTCAGTGAGGGGCGGGTTTCTGCGCGCCGCTATATGTCCACTGAGACAGCTAAGGCAGACGTACAACACAATCATTTTGACACTGCGGAAATTGCATGGGAGGGCTATACGGAAACCATCATTATGGATGGCAAGATTAGCGAAATTAATTTCATTAAGAAAGATGCGTAAACATAAGGCTAGACACTACGCTCGCTTTTGGGTTGGAAATAACGGACTACATAGGAAAACATCATGACTATCTTTATTCTTGTTCTAGTGTTCATCACGCAAGGCAACGAACACGGCGTTGGCTTCAATCAGAAAACTGTTTATAAGACACAGGAAGAATGTGCTGCTGCTGCTGAGGCACGCATTCATGATGCCAAGCGTAATGCGGGCATTCGTCAAGCTAAGGCTCTGTGTGTTCCCATGCAGCTAGGCGAAGAAGCACAAGACTTCACGCCGAATAAGGGCGCTGCTGTTGGGGAGAATACCTAATGTGCAAACCACATAAGCATGCCGCACTCATCAAACTATGGGCAGATGGTGCGAAGATTCAGTGGTTTCATGAAGCTGATGAAGAATGGAAAGACTGCACACCTACACCTAACTGGCTTGGCAATACAAACTATCGCGTCAAGCCTGAGCCTGTTGTGGTAGAATACAAGCGGTATATTTATAAGTTTAATAGTGACACACCGAAAGTATATATCGAATACAAGAATGAGTGTGCTTATCCGGAAAACTATAAACATTTTGTAAAGTGGATTGATACTGAGTGGCAAACTATTGAGTTGGAGAATGAGTAAACGCCATGTTGTCACTGCCACCATCTACGACAAATCCGGGAATGTACTTTCCTGCCAGCAGAACAACTATTCCAAATCCCACCCCCTACAAGCCCGCTTTGCCGCATTGGTGGGACAACCCGAGCGCATCTATCTTCACGCCGAGATTGCTGCATTAATTAGGTTAAAGAAGAATGATCGACCTTACCGCATCGCAATAGAACGCTACCACAGGAACGGCAGTGCTGCTAATGCCCGGCCCTGTGAAATATGTGAAGCAGCATTGAAACAATGGGGCATTAAACGTGTCGAATACACTCTATAAATACGTCGCAATTTGTTATGCAACCAATGACCTTTGCACCAGTCTATGTGATTCACCTGAACAGGCATTAACAGAACTAGTAGATATGGCTGGTATCGACGTTGATGTAAATGATTATAGAGTTTTGCAAGTTTCTGCTGTTGCTAAGATTGTTCGTGGTGCACTAAAGGTTTCCTCATTTAATGGAGTTAAATAATGCAAGTTCAAATCCGCCAAGCTGGTCGTTATGTTTATGATGTTTTCTTCGGGAATGGTTATGACAATTGGAGCCGTGTGCGGCGCAATACTTGGGGTGTTTCTGTGCTGGCTGGTGGACGGGTCAGTCCCAAAGTGTGCAAATCACTGAATGAGTATCTCAGCGAACATCCTGTTCCCCTAATCACCCCTGTCGAAATCGCGGCTTAATGATTACGCATTCCATCATTGTGGAGGAGCCATATAAGTATGTGGCTCCCTATGTGAACAATGGTCCGCCGGTCTATACTCTAGAATATAAGCACAAGCTAGGGTATGCAGCCTATATCGGCCGGCTCATCTATCGGAAAGGTGACTATGTATGCAAGGTGAATGCCACCTATCCATATAAGGCTGAAAACTATTGGCGAGTTAAGGATATTCAGGAGGTACACCACCTTGTGTCCTACCACCATCAAACAGGGCTACCATTCTGTATTAATCTGGTTAATGCTAAGGGAGATGATATTTGGGTAACAGCAAACGAAATCTTTCGTTCATCAAATCCTCCCCCTGGAACTCAATTTAAGGTAGAGGGTTTGGATGATCACGCACCAAATCATTAAACAACAGGAGCGTCCTAAGACAAGCCCTAAGGCACGATACAAGGGAGAGTTTGGATCGGACGATCATAAACGCTACATTCTGGAACGTAGCTGGCTACACCAACCCTACAGCATTGGCGAGTGGGTTGTTATGGCAAAGAAGCACTATCAAATTATTGATATTTATTCTCATCTCAGTCTGCCCATTCAATGGGATCACCTAAAGCCCCTATATATTGAACTATACGACCCTGAAACTCAGGAACTATTCCTAGTCCATCCTAGTGATATAAAGAAGGTCAAATGATTACTCACATCGTAACCCTTGTGCATCCAAAGAAGTTGGTTCAGCGTAACACCTACAATGAATTCAACGGCCGAGAAACGATTGCAGCAATGCATGCCCGCACTGTGGCTGATCCAGTGGAAAACTACAACAAAAACAATTTTCTAGACTTGCTGACGTTCTACTTTGATAACGAACGTGATGCAAAGTATTTTGCAGAGTTTGCTGCGTCTGAGCGGCCCGGCATTGAAGTGTATGTAGCTGAGGCAAAGTTCATTTACAATGTAGAGATTGGTGCACCTGTCGCCAAGAAAATCACAGATAAGGGAGTGCTGCCGGTATGAAGTCAGGAACCGCTAAGGTAAACTGTGTTTGCAAGCATGAGTACCAAGACAAGGAACATGGTGCTGGTGTCCGCATTGCGAATGCAACACAAAAGGCCACAGACAAAACTGTAGACGTGCGCTGCACTGTTTGTGGTAAGATTCATACTGTTAATAAGGAACGAGTAAAGTGACACGCCTAGTATCGGCATGCTTTAATGACTTCTTCCCATTTAATCAGCTTAAAGGAGTTGACAGCCACACCGCTACAGTAGAGCCTAAAACCCTACGCGAAGGGGACATTCTTCTGACGTGGGGAGGGGAAGACATTTCTCCTACTCTATATAAGCGGGCTGTTGGTAGGCGGTGTGGGGCAAATGATCGTCCTTCCCGCCGCGACAACATTGAATGGTCATTGATGCAACGTGCCTCTGAGCTTGGCATCCCAATTGTTGGGGTATGCCGTGGCGCACAGATGTTATGTGCCCATGCCGGTGGCTTTCTTATCCAAGATGTTCGGGGCCATGCTACTGGTCATCCGCACACTGCAACCACTGATGAGGGTATTGAGATTGTTGTAAACAGCTACCACCATCAAATGCTTTACCCGTTCGAGGTAGAGCATGAAATGTGGGCAGAATGTAAGGACGCACTGAGTCCCTACCATCTAGACGTAGATACAGACATTCCTGTGCCCACTGAAACAGAGATGGTGTATTTCCCCAAGGTGAAAGGCTTTGCTGTACAATGGCATCCTGAATGGATGGATGACGACTGCAACGCCACTCAATTTATGATTAACAAAATTAATGCATACCTATGAGCCTCGAAACTTACGTTGGAAATCTATTCCATGCTGAAGTAAACATCACTACTCAGCGAAAGAGCGACAGTCTTGGCACTAGCTGTGCTGGTCAGGTCGGCCGCCTAGTGGTGCTGCCTAATGCGACAAATGTCATCGTGGAAACAGCCCCACGTGATGAAGTTGTAGAGAAAGTGGAAGGCGCAGAACGCTATGAAGTGTTTAGTAAGTCTGTTAAACTAGACCAAGACTATGCCAACATTCGCTTTACAAAGGTTGTCGATTTCGAAGCACCCAAGGTCATTGGAGAATGGCAATACACTGATCTATCTGACAAAGAAGAATTCAAGTGGATGCATGAGATTAATCAGCGTAAACTTAAAACCTTCGCCAATCGCAAACGCCCTAAACCACAGCGAGACAAACTAAGCTACATCTATGTAAATGGTTGGCTGAGTGCTTACAGGCGAAACAATCATACAGATTGGGGTGTTCCATTCAATGGAGAGCCTAAGAAATATTCGCAGGAAGAAGTAGTTGAGGAACTAAAGAAACAAATTAAGGGTAAGTTTTTCTTCACGATTCTTAATAACGATACTCGTAGAGAATTTGGTGGCAAGCCCATCCTTGAAGATGCCAAGCAACTATTTCATACACTTGGTATGGAAGCCCTGTATGAAAGCGATAAGTACAACAATCGCATTCATGAAGGCGTCACTAATTATCTCACCACAATTGTTCTGAAAGGCTAGTCATGCAATTCATCATTGGCGCTGATCCTGAGGTTTTCGTTGGCGATAAGACCGGGGTGCGGTCGATCATTGGCAAGATTGGTGGCACTAAAGCCAACCCTATGCCACTGCCACTAGGCGAAGGCTTTGCTGTACAGGAGGATAATGTTGCTCTTGAATTCAACATTCCCGCTTCAAAGTCAAAGCAGGAGTTTGTTGGCAACATTCGAGAAGCAACCGCGTTTCTGGAAAAAGTGGTATCTGACCAATACGGATTTAACTTCGTTAAGGACAGTGCTGTTTCGTTCCCTGATGAGGAACTACAAGACCCTGCTGCACTAGAGTTTGGTTGTGAGCCTGACTTCAATGCATGGACACTAGAGGTAAATCCCAAGCCTAAGGCAGAGGATGCCAACCTCCGCTCATGTGGTGGGCATGTGCATGTTGGCTTTAAGAAGATGGACATTGCCAAGGTGATTAGGACAATGGACCTATACCTAGGCGTGCCTAGTGTTAAGATGGACAAGGGAGAGCTACGCAAGAAACTATATGGTAAGGCGGGTGCCTACCGTAAGAAAAAATATGGTGGCGAATATCGCACGCTAAGTAACTTCTGGATTTTTGAATCCAAACTTGTTGAATGGGTGTATGACAATACCGAGCGCGCGCTGGATGCAGTGAAGGCGGGTATCGACATTTCAAACGAGAAGGAAGCCATCCTAGACGCGATTAATAACAATAATCACGTTGCTGCCGACTACCTCATCAATCGCTACAATCTGTCTGTACTATGAAAGAACAATTCACAAGCGACGGCTACAAGGATTTTCGTCAACGGTATGAGGGCACCTTTGGCTATTACACCACAGAAACTAACAAGCGTCTGCTGGTGCAAGTGACAGAGGTCAATCCTGTTGAGATGAAGTTTGTAGACCGCAATCGTGGCGACTATGTGGCCCTTAGTGATAAGGGGCATGTGTTTGAATTCGTCGCTCCTGTCAAGCGTCTGTTTGATATGCGCGGTCGAGTAGCCCTCATTATCCGCAAGCCTGCAAAGCAATATCAACGTGGCATTTCTGCATCCAACACACAAGTAGTTTTGCTGGATACTGGCACTGTGCTTGCGCCATCCTTCAACAATCTTTCATGTGCTTTCACAGATGATGGCTTCAATAAGCAGAAGTTCGCAGAATATGTGGACGGTAAGCGTGAGCAAGTTGTGCTGTCACGTATGATTGCGCTGGTAAGGGACGATGTGTTTCTGTATAATGCCATTGTTGGCACGGTCGATCGTCAAACAAAAACTTTCAAGTGTGCTCCTATGTTCAAGCAGGAAGTGTCAGACTGTGTGCGTGATCTAGCTCTTGACTTTAATGTAGAGGTTATTAATGCAGATTAATAAGTTGTATGGTGTTGGCAACGTCGCCCATCTGATGCTAAATGATGCCAATTACACGATTGGTGCAACACCAATGGTGATGCCTGAACTAGTGGTTGGTCTTGAACTAGAGATGGAAGGCTATCCTGAGGGAGACCTAGAAACAAACGATCTGTTCACAGTGGAACAGGATGGCAGTCTGCGTAATGGTGGCATTGAGGCAATTACTCGGCCCACCAAGGCTAAGTTTGTTGAGTGCCTACTTGGGTCCTTCTTCGCAGATAATCAGACAACTGAGGCCAACTACTCCGATCGGTGCTCTACTCATGTGCATGTGAATATGCAAGACATGACACTGGATCAGGTGCGAAGCATCGCTCTGGTATACCAAACCGTAGAACGTCTGCTGTTTGAGGCGTTCATTGGTGAGGCACGGGAGAACAACATCTATTGTGTTCCCTGGTATCAGGCAGGCTTCACCACTGCGTCAATGGACAAGCTCATTGCCAACTTCGACCTCAACATTCGCACATGGGTTAAGTACACAGCACTAAACATGCTGCCACTACGTGAGCGTGGCACCATTGAATTCCGCCATCTACGTGGTACGTGCGATGTAGCAGAGATTATTAAGTGGATTAATCTCATCTCCTGCATTGTCAAGTATGGCAGCACTGTGCCCTATGACGAGATTGCTACCTCAATCAAGGGGATGAACACTGACTCCACGTATGAAGGCTTCCTTCGTGCAGTGTTTGGTGAGCATGCTGATGTGTTTGCTGCTCTGCCAAACTACCAAGAAACTCTGGCCTATGGTGTGGTGGATAGCAAGATGATGCTGCTACAGATTGGCAAGAAGCAAGCAGTAAAGGCAGCGGAAGAAGAAGTACCTAATTTTAATTGGGCTCAGGCAAGACAGGCATTACAGGCATACGAGGCTCGTGGACGCCCTGCACCAGCAGCGGATGATGTTTTCCTAGTTATCCCAACCGTTGACAATCCTGGAGATGGCCAAATCTGGACACAACAGATGAGAGACATTGCAGCGGCTTATATGCGGGCTTATCCAACGCATGACATTGGACGAGCCATCACTTATGCACGTACAGTGTATGCGGCACCTGACCCTGCAGATGCTGCACTAATGCCTGAGCCTGCTCCTGCACGTGAGATTAATTATGTAGCTCCACGTCCTGATCGCATTGGTCCTGCTATTGATCAAGCTGCGGCTCGTCTTGCTAATGCTCGTCCTGCTCCCCGTCCTGCCCGTCGTCGTTAAGGAATAAATATGTGTGGACTAGTTGGTGTAATTAATAAGCTTAAGAATGGTTTTCTGGATAAGCAGCTAACCATCTTTGAGAATCTGCTGTATATTGATGCGATGCGTGGAGAGGACAGCACAGGGGCATTCCTTGTCACCACTCTAGGCAACGTATACATTGCAAAGGAAGCCGAGGAAAGTACATATTTTTTGAAGGATCAAGCATGGGCAGACATACGTTCAAAAGCTTTCGCTAGTGGATGGGGTCTCATTGGTCACAACCGCAAGGCAACACGCGGGTCGATCACTGACCAAAACGCTCACCCATTTTGGGTGGATGACAAGCTAGTGCTGGTACACAATGGCAGCCTAGTTGGTGACCATAAGCACCTAGCAGATGTCACTGTAGACAGCGAAGCCATTGCCCATGTACTAGCCAAGGAGCCTGATCCTGAGAAGGCTCTTAAGCAGATTAATGGTGCCTATGCGCTCATCTGGTATGACGTAGAGAATAAGAAGATGAACATCATTCGGAACAACGAGCGTCCGTTGTTCTGGATTGAAACAGACAATGCTTTCTACTTCGCATCAGAGAATGCCATGCTCTACCTAGCTCTGTGGCGCAACGGAGTTAAGGCAATTAATAAGGACGGCATTGCAGAGATTTTCGCAGAGCACAGTCTGTCTGAATTTTACATGGACGGTAAGATTGTCAACACACAGCTAGACTGCAAGTATGTTGCTCCACCAACCCCGTTATCTGTAGTCGATTGGCGGCAAATTGCACGTGATTCAATTGATGCATGTGCCCTGCCAGGGGATGTGCAGGATGTTGTAGATATGTCTCAAGTTAAGGACATCTCACCGGGCGCTGAGGTGCGCCCAGCAACCTTTTCAGCATGGCAAAATCTGCGAGAGGCACGTTACCCAAAGGGGCGCATGGTCAAGGTTATCGTCAATGATTACCACTGGGATATCAACGATAAGCACAGCGATGTGTTCCTTATGGGCCACACAGTAGATGATGCACGGGCTTTCGTAGTGGTGCAGGCAGACAAGAGGGAGATTCGTCGTCTTGCCGACACTGTGCGAAGTGGTGAGGCTCTATTTAATGTGGTTATTGAGAACTGTGGGTGGGCTCCTGACCGTAAGGGAGTATCAATCACTCCCAACACTCCTGGGCATATTCGCATTGTTAGCAGTAAGTATTTCAATCTAATGGAGACACAGCAATGAAGAAGATCGTTGTTTCATCCCCCAACATCAAGAGTGCTGCACTAAAGGAACTAGCAAATGAACTCTCTATTCGTCTTGGTTATCGTGTCTTTCGTGTTCGTCCTGAACGCGTTCGGCGGCGTCGTGCTGTTAATTTCCAAACTGGAATCGACAAGGTGGTTCAATTCACTAAGTTTCATGAAGCAGGCGTTTCTAGTCCTAAATATTGTGTGTCTGTGGATGGTATTGATTCTTTCACTACTCGGCTGGTGGTTGGGCGTACTCTAATCAATAGCAGCGAGGGTAAGGGCATTGTCATCTTTGACAAAGGAGAAGCCCCTCCTAAGGCCCCCCTATATACAGAATATATTCCGAAGAAGAAAGAGTTTCGTGTTCATGTGTGGGACTCTAAGGTTATTGACATTGTAGAAAAGAGGCGCCGCCGTGGTGTGGAGAAAAAGGAATTCCAAGTTCGCAACACAGCTAATGGGTATGTGTTTTGTCGGGACAATGTTACCCCTCCTGGCGATTGTGCTGCTGTCGCTCTATCTGCTGTCGCGGCTTTGGGCCGCACTTACGGCGCAGTTGACATCATTTGGAACGAGAAGCAAGACAAATGCTACGCACTTGAAGTGAATAGCCGTCCTGGCATGCAGGGCACCACTGTTCAGAAGTATGCTGATGCAATTATGGAGAATCTAAATGCCGTGCTATGATGATCGCGATAATATTCGTTATGTAGAAACTGAAAAAGAACATGACGGTAAGATGGCTGCTCGCCTATGTGCTGTATTCACCGTGCTAGAGGCAAAGGGAACCCTGATGCAAACCCTTAAGGAGGCTTCGTGGCCTGAGGCTGGAGTCACTGCAAAGGGTACGCTCCGCTGGTGGGAAGATCACAAACGCCTTGATCTAGAACGTAAGCGACGCGAACGTGAAGATCGTGAACGTTATCGTGATAAGCAAAACGCACTGAAGAAACTTACACCAGCCGAACGAAAGGCACTAGGACTATAATGCGCTGTGATTGCTGCGATAAAGAGCTAAACGAGTTTGAGAGCACCCGCCGATCAGCCGTTAGCGGCGAGTATCTTAATACGTGTAATAAATGTCTCAAGGGCCTAGGCATTGCAACCATTGACCGCACAGACCTCAATCCCTATGCTCCTACAGGAGACCTAGACGAGGATGGAGATACCTTTGATCGTGAGATTGAAGAATGGGAAGAAGGATGGGAGGAAGAATGAACCATCCTCTTGACGGCTGGCTTCGGTGTAAGATTCCCATGAAGAAAAAGGAAAAGAAATGTGGCTAAAGTTGTCAAACACACTGCGTGCCCACGCTGCCGAGACAATGGCAAAGACAGACGTGGGGACAATCTTGCGATATACGCTGATGGTGGGGGGCATTGTTTTAGCTGCGGCTATCACCAGTGGCCTACTACATTCATTCCTCCAGTAAAGGTCGATCATCATGTCGAAACAGTGCTTCCTAGTGACTTCACGCGAGAAGTTCCTAGAATTGCTTGGCAATGGCTACTACAGTATGGACTCTCAGCAAACTACTGGAAGCCACACATTGGGTGGTCGGAAAAATATATGCGCCTTGTGTTCCCCAATGGTGATTTCTCCATCGGTCGTTACCTTGGACCTCCCGATCCCAAAGCCCGCAAGTGGTGGGTGTGGGGAGACGACAAAAAGCGACCTCTCGTTTTTGGAGAAAATAACGAACGGGTGGTTCTGGTCGAAGACCTTTTAAGCGCCCACAAGGTCGGGCAAGTGGTTCAAGCCATCCCCCTACTTGGCACCCGCGTTTGGCCCGCTGTAGTGCCCATTCTGAGGCATCTAGGGGCACCTATTACCATGTGGCTAGATCAGGACCAAGAGGAACACGCCAGAAAGCGTGCAACGCACCTATCCATCCTCACCGGCTTGCCTGTGTCGTATGTGTTCACGAAGGACGACCCTAAGCTACTGAGCTTGGACATTATTCGGGAGAAATTAAATGATTAATTGGATTAAATCGTGGTTCTGCATGCACCGCTGGAAGATCATCGGTATGGGCAATATCACCTATCTTGGCAATGTCACTGGTCACTACTACCACCTACAGTGCGAGAAGTGTGGTGACGTGCGACTTAAGGAGCTAGCATGATTCGAGGCAACCCAATGCATGACGTTGTTTCACCACCAGGACAAGTTCAGTATGAGGTGAAACAATCCCCACCGGGGCAGGTTAAATATGGCTTTCGCCAAGTAGTGACTTTGAATGACTATGTGGAACAGGTGGCAGCGGCTGAGAAGCCTAAGCTGTCCTTTGAACAGTGGTATGTAGCAGTGTGCAATCCGCAATATGAGGACATTACATTTGCACGTATGGTTTGGGAAGCATCAAGGGAGAACCTATGACCTGCGACTATTGCACAGACGGCCGGTGCAATTGGCTATGCGAGACAGCGGTGCTTAACGCACGTTCGCCAGAACCAATCTCATTTGCTGAGGCCATGAAAATCATGGACGCAGAACAGCGCATGTTGACAAAGCCAGGGCAAGTGTGTTATACTATTACGTCAGGCATGTCTCTTAAGGACTTCAAGCGAGATGCCATTAACGCCTACTACAACCGCGACGCAGAGACCCTGAATCGCCTACTCGACAGCCTGGGGCCGGTCTGATGTTCACGTACGAAGAATTCCTCATCCTGTGGAGCGAGGCTCTTGACAGACTCAGGAATCTGTGCTACCCTAAATAATATATATACTACATAGTATACTATTAATATAATAAAGAAAGAATATATATACTAGAATTAAAGCTACTAAAGCTCCTTCTGAGCAAGGAGCTTTTTAATAAGTATTACAGCTCTATTGATCAGTCGTCCATCAAGGACTCCTGTGTAGAACTTTGGTATGTCTACCAAGCTCTCTCAGAGCTACACAGCAAGACTGACCAAGGTCTGAGCTTTGACGAGCTACAGACCTTTTTCTATGCCAAATATCCTGACGCCAACGCTGACGTGTATGCAGGCATCTTTAATGACATTAATGCTGCCGAGGTAAGCGATGATATCGGTCAACACGTCCTGGCGGAAATTGCACAGAGGCGGCATCTACTACGTATTAGCGAGCTTGCTTTCGCCGCAACGCAGGGCAGGGCGCAAGTGTCGGATATCCTTGAGGGAATCAAAGCACTCGAAGGCACTGCCAAAAGTGTGGACACCGGCGAAGATGCGTTTGTCACGACTGATCTTGAGGAAATCGTAAATGGAACAATCTCTAGCCCAGGAATCAGATTTAGACTTAACTGTCTTAACAAATCTCTTGGCAGCCTTAGAAAAGGCGATTTCGGATTTATCTTTGCGCGTCCGGAAACTGGAAAAACCACCTTCCTCGCTGACATCGCTGCAAATGCACTTACTCAAGTGTCAAGCCCAGTTGTATGGTTTAACAACGAAGAAGTGGGAACTAAGGTGATGCTGCGGGTGTACCAGAGTTTCTTCCGGTGCACCACAGACCAGCTTATGGCCAATGTCAGGGGCTATAAGGCTAAGTTTCATGAGGTAGTAGGAAATAACTTCCTGATGCTTGACAGCGCAGGAATTGACAAGGGAACAGTGGAACGAGTGCTAGAGAGGCACAAGCCATCACTAATCATCTATGACCAAATTGACAAAATCAAAGGGTTCAAAGCTGATCGCGATGACCTTGTTTATGGAGCAATCTATCAGTGGGCGCGAGAACTATCTAAGCAGTATGCTCCTTCCATCGGGGTGTGCCAAGCTGATGGTACGGCGGAAGGACAAAAATGGCTATCGATGGCAAACGTTGCGAACGCTAAAACCTCAAAGCAAGCAGAAGCTGACTGGATTCTTGGCATTGGTAAAACCCACGACCAAGACACAGAGCATGTGAGGTATCTAAACATTAGTAAGAATAAACTTACTGGTGATACAGATAGCATTCCTGAACAGCGGCATGGACGGTTTGAAGTTCTTATTCAGCCTGACGTTGCTCGCTATAAAGACCTAGCCCCTTGGGACAATGCATGACCTATCAGCCTAAAGGCAGTATGTGTATGAGTTGCACACGTAAGTTTGAAGTGTGCAAGTTTGACTTCTCTAAGATGAAAGTTATTAAGGTGTATCCAGACGGCGTTAAGGCTGTGAAGTGTGAGCATTACAATGCGTAATCGAACACTGCTATATTGCGTTATTCGTACCGGCCCTGAGGCCCACAGCATGCCTACAACACTTTCTGCACATGGCACCTGGGATGGTGCTGATGCCAAGTGTGGAGAGTATGAACAAACCTGCATTGACAAAGGACTTACCCATGACAACGGAGAACCCATCTTCGGATTCAGCGTCCAAGCAACCTACTTCTACAACGAATAGTTTTTGAAGGGGAATCAAAAATAATTGGGACGCTAGATTTAGAGACTACGACCAGCAACCACGGCAACCCCTACGACACAAGCAACTACATTGTCTGTGTACAAACAAAACGAGAGGATGAAACTACTCTATGCCAATTCTATGATGAACCTGATTGGAAAACTAAAACACGCGAGTTTCTGGCTAACACTACCCTATTGGTCGGCCAGTCTATTAAGTTTGATTTGGCTTGGCTTCGTAACCACGAGCTTTCTCCTGCCCCTGGCTGTCGCATTTGGGACACTCAGCTTGCTGAATTTATTCTTTCTGGTCAAACGAATTCCTTCGCGTCACTCAACTCACTCCTCGATCTATACGGTTTGGGAACGAAAGAAGAAGCAGTGGCCGAATATTGGAAAAATGGAGTAGACACCCCTGACATTCCTAGAGAAGTTCTTTCTAGCTATGGCATTCGTGATGTGGATGCTACTCGCTTGGTTTACCAGCACCAGCTAAAAGACCCACGTATGACTCCCGCATTACACAAATTAATTATCCTATGCGGGCTTGACCTCCTAGTGCTCATGGAGATGGAGCACAACGGCATGCTGTATGACAAGGAGGGATCACTTAAAGAGGCCGAGAAACTGGGCCTAGAAATTAAGGCACAAGAAGATGAACTACATGGTGTCGCTGGTCGCAGCTTTAACATTGATTCTGGTGATCAGCTTTCCTGTTTCCTATACGGCGGTACAATCGAAGAGGATGTGTTCCTCCCCGTTACCAAAGTGTATAAGTCTGGCCCCAGGAAGGGACAGGAGTATGTAAGGAATGAGTATCAACAAACTAACACACACGTATTCCCTGGATACTTTCGGCCCCTCAAAGGCACAGAACTGGCTAAATCAACACCTGCAAAACCTTTTTATCAGACAGGTGATGAAGTGCTACAACAACTCGCCGCCCGTACAAAAGTTCAGCGCAGGATACTCGAACTACTCCGTTCACGGTCTAAGCTTGAAAAGCTTGTGGGGACTTACCTCTCTGCTCTGCCTAAAATGTGTGATGCGTTTAACTGGGGGAGTGTCGTACACGGGCAGTTCAACCAAGTCGTTGCACGAACTGGGCGACTGAGCAGCAGCAAACCCAACATGCAGAATGCTCCTGCACAGGTAGACCAATTTTTCATTACACGATATGACTGAAAAAGAAGCTAGAGAACTCCTAATTGAGTCTGGTGTTGACAATGGGCTAGGTCATTATGAAGATGGCAAGCTGCAAACAGCAATCACTTCATATGACGAGCTAGCAGTTTTAATTGACCTCGCATGGCAAAAGGGGTATGAGGAAGCCTATAATGACTACAACCATTAATGCTGATTAACTGTGACGTCAAGGGGCTAGAGGTTGTAGTTGCTGCACAGCTATCTGGCGATAAGGTGCTTAGTCAGGAAATTAAAGACCAAGTAGATATTCATGAGACAAATCGTAGTACATTCGATCTTGGTGGCAAAGCGGCTTACGCCGGCGAGACAGAGGCTGAAAAAGCAGCCCGTAAGGCCGGGCGTCTGGTCGCAAAGATTTTCAAGTTTCGCCTCATCTATGGTGGCAGTGCGTACTCCTATGCACACGATCCCGATTTCATGGGTGTGTCCACATCTGAGCAGTTCTGGCAGGAAATCATTGACCGTTATTACGCCAAATACTACGGTGTCGCAGCATGGCACAAGGAGATTGTCAAGGAAGCGCAAGACAAGGGACGACTCAGCATTCCGTCAGGCCGCTACTATCCTTTCCCGCCAGAGCGAGACTTCCGAGGAAACATCAAGTGGCCTATTACCAAAATCAAGAACTACCCAGTTCAAGGCTTTGGTGCAGACCTTGTGATGCTTGCACGACTCGAAGCAAGCAAGCGACTGAAAGCCTCTGGCCTAGAGTACAAGCTCGTATCCACAATCCATGACTCGATTGTTGTTGACACGACAGATGCAAACTGGTATACTATTAGTATGGTCCTTAAAGATTGTGTTGAAGCAGTGCCGGCGCTCTGCAAGCAAGTGTGGGGATACGACTTTAGTTTGCCGCTGACATGCGAAGTGCAACGTGGCATGAATAAAAAAGACATGCAAGAAGTAGTTTTCAATTAAAGGAAAAAATGCTATTCACAATTAAGAATGTAAGTATTGAGGACCGCCCTGCTAAGGGCCGTGGCCAGCCATATCAAATGGCTGAGATTATCTATGACGATGGTCGTGGAATCAAAACCTACAAGATGGCGAGCTTCTCAAACCCTCAGGTATTTACAACGATTAAGAACGCTAAGGGTGGAGAACAATACGATGTTACAGTGGTTAAAGGCGATGATGGCTATAACAAGTGGACTAGTGCGAATCCTGCGGGTGGAGCTAGCAGCGGTCCTACTGCGCCTAGCCAAGCTGGCGCTCCCGGTCGATCATCAAGCCCGCAAGTAAACAACTATGGCCGTGACTTTGAAAGCAAAGAGGAACGCACAGTAAAGCAGCGTCTCATTGTTAAGCAAAGTTCACTAGCTGTAGCAGCCGCAAACCTCGCTGTAGGCGCTAAAGCACCCCCTGAGCTAGACAAGGTGCTTGAAGCAGCAGATAAGCTCGTAGCGTGGGTTTATGACGCTCCTGGCCTAGACACTACACCACTACAAGACATTCCTGACGACATTCCCTATTGATGCATGCTGGCTTTAATTGACAGCGACACCCTAGCCTATGCCTCTGCTGTAATGGCAGAGGGGCAGGGAGAACAAATTGCTATTTGGAATGCCAACTACGCCATTGAGAGTTTGCTTAGAGACATTAATACTAGTAATAACAACGAGTATCAACTCTACCTCACTGGCGAGAACAACTTCCGATATAACGTCTATCCAGAATATAAGGCTAATCGCATTAAGATGCAACGGCCTACATACCTGCCTGCTGTAAGGCAGCACATGATGGAGAAGTGGGGAGCCTTCATGTCCGAAGGCTGTGAAGCAGATGACATGCTTGGAGTTGATGCACATCAAGCGGACCTAGATGAACGGGAAGTTCTGTTGGTTCACATTGATAAGGACATTGACCAGATTCCAGGCAAGCATTACAACCCACGAAAGAAAACTACCTATTACGTAAGCCCCATTGAGGGGCTTCGTTTCTTCTACTACCAGCTACTTGTAGGAGACAGTGCAGATCACATCAAGGGTGCTAAGGGCATTGGCCCCAAGAAGGCAGAGAAGATTTTAGAAGGACTTACCTCAGAATGCGATTTATTGAACGCTGTAAGAAACTACTACAGTTCGGACGAGGAACTGCTTATGAACGGCCAGTGTCTATGGTTGTGGCGGACAATGGGCGATACGTGGCAAATTCCCCAGTGTGGCGAGTTGTCGAACGAAACTACGGAGACTTCAAGCACTACCATCTAGAAGGTCTCATCAATAAGAAGTATTGGAAAATCATTCAAAACTATTATGGTGATAAGCAGAAGGCGCTTGATTCTGCATACCGACACAATCTAGAAGAGGGCTGCATCCTGCCCTATACGGAAACTGTAATTGGCTGAGTGGACAGATGGACGCAAACATGGGTTCATCGTTGCTGTGTTGCGGGCAGGCACTAGACGCTGGCCCCCTAAGTATGAAGCTCTGAACGACGCCAAGACAGAAAAGAAAAAGAACGTGAAAACCGGGCGCATTGCACAGCACTATGTGTGCGCCCAATGTACAGAAGAATTTACTTCTACCAACATTCAAGTGGATCACATTACTCCTGTTGTTGACCCTAAGAAGGGGTTCAAAGATTGGAATACCTACATCCCTCGTCTGTTCTGTGGAAAGGACAACCTACAAGTGCTATGCGTAGGCTGTCACAAGGAAAAGACAGCAAAGGAAAAGAGTGAAAGTAACCGTAAAAGCAAAAAATGAAGATGGTGATATTATCCTTGAAGGTGTAATTGCTAAGGAAGAACTTTCATTCCTAGTTCAATATGCCATTAATGACCTAATGGCAGTTGGCATGGAGTTCATGCTAGGCGAAGAGGATGGTGACGGGGATAAGCAGCTAAAGTTCAATTACGGCGAAGGCAAGCTGAATTGAAGCATTTTGTCATTCCTGACACACAGATTAGACCTGGGGATGATGTAGAGTTTCTGCGTTGCATTGGTCGCTACCTAGTGGCCAAGCAGCCTGAGAAAATCATTCATCTAGGCGATCATGCTGACATGCCTTCTCTGAGCAGCTATGACGAAGGCAAAAAGAGTTTTGAGGGTAGGCGGTATGTCAATGACATTGCTGCTGCTACAGACGCTATGGCGGCCCTTCTAGAGCCTGTCAATGATTACAATGAACGGCAAAGAAAAAATGGCAAGAAGCAATACAAACCTCAGATGGTCTTCTGTCTCGGAAACCACGAAAATAGAATTAATCGAGCAGTGGACTCCGACCCTAAGCTGGATGGGGTTCTTTCAATCAATGATCTTGGCTATGAAAAGTATGGTTGGGAAGTGCATCCGTTCCTTGAAGTGGTTGTGCTCGATGGTGTGGCGTACTCTCATTTCTTTACTAGTGGTATTATGGGCCGTCCTTCTTCTAGTGCTCGCGCGCAACTAGCCTCTAAGCACATGAGTTGTGTAGCAGGCCACCAACAAGGACTTCAAATTGCAACAGCAGGACGAGCCGATGGAGGTCTCATTACAAGCATTATTGCTGGTAGCTGTTATGAACATGATGAAGACTACCTCGGCCCCCAAGGCAATAAGCACTGGCGTGGCGCTCTCATGCTACATGACGTGCATGATGGCGAATTTGATTTAATGCCTCTTTCACTTAAGTTTCTAACTACACGATATGCGCAACAATAAACTATACGAATATTCTGATTCTGGTGCTGTTCCTGTGATGATTGATCCATTCGCTAATGTGTCTTGGCCCGGTCTGCATGTGCCACCAATTAATCTATATAATGCTCCTGCACTAAACAAGCAGGTAGGTGGTGGACATTACAAGAGCAAGGGCATTCAGCCCATTGAATATATTCACGCCAATAAGCTGAACTATTCAGAAGGAGCCATTGTTAAATACATCACTCGCTGGCGTGACAAGGGTGGTATTGAAGACCTAGAAAAGATTAAGCACTACGTTGATCTTCTCATTGACATGGAGCGCAAGTATGGCTCACTTAAGTCTAGTCCCGTGGAAGACACTGCTTGAGCCTATTATGAGTTTCCAAGACCTACTACAACTGCTGCGTAACGAAGAAGAAACTATTGTGCTAGAGCTATTGGAAATTCATTCCGACGAACTGGTGGATAAGTTTCTAGAACGCATTGAAGAACGACGAGAAGAAATCTACAAACACTTCCTATGAGTTGGATTAAAGTAACAGACAAGCTGCCAAGCGTCAATATTCCTGTCCTTGTATATATCTCTTCTTGGAAGTTGGTAGAAGTAGCATACTACTCTGATAATTATGATAAACCCCAATGGGTTTGGTGTGATGATCCACTATATCAAGAAAATCTACCCTCTCATTGGCAACCCCTTCCAGAACCTCCACAATGACCGGCCGCAAGACACGCAAAGAAGTAGATAATGAAGACCGACATGGACGCAAGCGTTTCATTGAGCGGCAAATTCAGGACAACCTAGCAAAGAAAGAAATTGAAGAATATGACGACTATTGCCTCGACGACTCCATCGATCGTGACGCCATCAATGACCGCCTCCGTGAACTACGAAAATATTGATAGTTACCAAGAGAAGATCAAGGACTTCCGTCTACCATCGTATGGGAGTGAGGCTGCTGTTATGGGCCTGCTTGCTGAAAGCGGCGAAGTTGCTGCTGTGTTTCAGAAACTACTTCGTGGAGACTATGACATGGATACGGCAGCGACTAAGTTGCATTATGAACTAGGCGATATTCTTTGGCACGTAGCTGCCATTGCAGAAGACAATGGCTGGAAGATTTCAAAGCTTCTGCAAAGCAATGTTGACAAGCTAGAGAGTCGTCGTCTTCGTAATCAAATCCTTGGAAGTGGAGACAATCGATGAAAGAATCATTTCTGCTTCTTTCTCCCATTATCCTTGCGCTACTCCTAACCGTCCTCGCGTGCATTAAAAAGAAATGAACATTGCGCAACAAAGCGTTGAACTGATTGACTATATGGGCAGCGATCTTAGTGTGGTTAATGCTGCCCGTGTTAGCTTTCAGAAGGAAAGCGATTGGGACATTGATACTATCCAAGGTGCTGAACCACACATTTATGAGAATGTCAAGGTTCTTTCTGAGCAAGACCAGAAGCTTATTCGCTACCTTGCTACGCACAACCATTGGACGCCGTTTGCTCATGCCTTTCTAAGCTTCCGCATTAAGGCTCCCATCTTCGTGGCTCGCCAATTGGTTAAGCATCAAGTTGGTCTTGCTTGGAATGAGGTTAGCCGTCGCTATGTGGACGATGAGCCAGAGTTTTATTTTCCTCCTATTTGGCGTAAGCGAGCAGAGAACGTAAAGCAAGGCAGCAGTGATGAGCCAGTAGATGATTGGTCAGTTGATTGGGCACATGGAGAAGCACTCTATCCAGAAACACTTACTAAGGCGGCTCTACGCACCTACACTGAAATGCTGTTTGCTGGTGTAGCTCCTGAGCAGGCACGTATGGTGCTGCCACAGAATACAATGACAGAATGGGTCTGGTCAGGTAGTCTTGCAGCATTCGCACGGGTTGTGTCTCTGCGAATCGATCCACATGCACAAAAAGAAACACAAGAGGTTGCATGGCATATCAATGCTCTAGTACCTACTGAATTCACACACTCATGGAAGGCTCTCGTTGGTATCTGAACAATATCTAGCAGGCTTCTTTGATGGAGAAGGCACATTCTATATTGGCAAACAGTTTAAGAATGGTAAGGAATATCCTAAGGCAACTGTGATGCTGTCGCAGTCTGGTTATGAGGGGATGCTGCTTCTTGAAGAAATTCAAAAGCAGTATGGTGGTAGTTTGTATCAACATCTAAAGGCTGGTGAGCACAAGGCCACTAAAGATGCCTATAAACTCTGGTGGCCTAAGGACGAAGCTATTGAGCTTTGTCAAAAGCTTATTCCTCATCTCAAGCTTAAACAACAAGCAGCACAGACAGTGCTGGCATATCTAACAAGGAATCAATGAGCGAGTTTAAAACAGTATTCGGAGAGAACGTATTCCGTTATAAGTATGCGCAAGGGCCAGGGGATACGTGGTCTAAACTTTGCGAGCGACTAGTAGAGGATGTCTGTGGAACACGGTGGGGCACTCAAACGGCCCTTATGTCCGCAGATGATCGAAAGCAACTCGTCAAGTATATGAAGGATTTTAAATTCCTCGCTGGTGGACGGTATCTATACTATGCAGGTAGGCCGTTTCATGCTTTCAATAATTGCTACCTTTTACGAGCAGAGGAAGACACGCGAGAAGAATGGAGCAACGTAACATGGCGGGCAATGAGTTGCCTAATGACCGGTGGAGGTATTGGAATTGACTACAGCCGACTACGACCCTCAGGCAGCGCACTATCACGAACTGGGGGGACAGCTAGCGGACCTATTCCCCTCATGTATGCCATTAATGAAATCGGGCGAAACGTCATGCAAGGAGGTAGCAGACGTTCTGCAATCTATGCAAGCCTTAATTGGAAGCATGACGACATTGCTAAATTCCTGCACGCAAAAGACTGGCGCAACATGCCAGTCGGAAAAACAGGAGCAACCCTCCACGACGTAAAGCAAGACGACTTCAACTATGCTGCACCACTAGATATGACCAATATTTCGGTCAACTATGATGATGCATCTATGGTTGGTGGGCTACAGAACAACACAGTGTTCCTAGAGAACTGCCGACAGGCACTGATGACAGGAGAGCCAGGATTTAGTTTCAACTTCGGGGACAAAGAGAATGAAACTCTTCGTAATGCGTGCACAGAGGTTACATCAGAAGATGACTCTGACGTATGCAATCTTGGCTCTATCAATCTTGGCAATATTGAGGATTTGGAAGAATATACCCATGTGGTACAACTTGCATCCAAGTTCCTTGTATGTGGCACGCTTAGAGCCGACCTCCCTTATGAGAAGGTCTATAAAGTTCGGGAGAAAAACCGGCGACTTGGACTTGGTCTTATGGGAATCCACGAATGGCTACTTAAGCGAAAGGCCCAGTATGAAGTCACCCCCGAACTCCACGAATGGCTAGGCGTATATCGAGATGAATCAGAACGAGCAGCAAATGAACATTGTGATCGATTCTTTATCTCGCGCCCTGTGGCATATCGAGCCATTGCTCCGACAGGAAGCATCGGCATTCTCGCGGGAACAACTACTGGAATTGAGCCTCTGTTTGCTGTCGCTTACAAACGTCGATTCCTTACTGAAGGGACTAAGTGGAAATATCAGTTTGTCGTTGACGGGACTGCTTCCACCCTCATCAACCAATATGGCGTAGACCCCGATAAGATTGAAAGCGCACTGGACCTAAGCAACAACTATGAACAACGAATCAAATTCCAAGCTGACATTCAAGATTATGTTGACATGTCAATTAGCTCAACCATCAATCTCCCTGCATGGGGAACTGATGGAAACAATGAATCGCGGATTGGAGAATTTGCGTCAACACTTGCTAGTTACGCTCCCCGACTGCGTGGCTTCACATGTTACCCTGACGGAAGCCGAGGCGGACAACCGCTAACCTCTGTTCCCTATCAGGAAGCAATTAAGCACAAAGACATGGTGTATGACGAGGTTGATATTTGTGAATGGACAGGGCATGGCGGGAGTTG